TCAACGTCTTTAATAGTGATATGTGGTCTAGCAGCCGACTCTACAAACCATTCGTTAATCCCTAATGTAGAAGGGAATCGTACAATAAACCTATTTTGTCTTTTTGGTTCATACGGTATGGGCATTTTCATTAATAAATCAGCCATTTTCTATTTGTTTTTTAATTTTTATTTTTTTATCTTGTTTATTATAAATATAACCTATTTAATTTTTTTCTCTTGACTTTTAGAATTAAAAAATCTATCATTCTAGAAATCCTAGTTTTTATATTAATAGTTTTTATTTATTAATTATTTTATAATAAATATTTTAATATTCTTTTTTAATTCCTCCTGCTGTTGAATATGTTTTAATTATATTCTCTGGGTCTTGCTCAAAATGTTTTTTCACTACATCCACATTTTTTAAGTCGTCATCTGAAAAACCTATCTTAGGGACAAAATAATTATTTATTTTATTTTTTAAGAAAGCTTTCTTTTGTATATGTTGAGACATCGCCTTAACATATTGAACAAACTCTTTTAATGCGTTAATTTTACCTTGTTCCGGATTTGTTGCAGAACCCTCACCGTAACTTACCGGATAAAATCTACACAAGTCTAAATATTCTCGAATCATTTCTCTTTTAGAGACATTTTCTTCATCCGCTAAATCACGATATTTTTCTAAATTTTTAACCAATTCGTCTGAATCAATCCCATTTGTATTTGACACAATATAATTGTAACAAGCCTCTTTTAATATTGAAGGTGTGTGTCCTCTAGCGGTAACAATTGAAAAAATTGAACCGTTATTAATTGCCTCAACAAAATCATCCCAAGCCGGACCCGGTTTTGCGGTTATCGCATCAACAATAAATTGTTTATCACCCTTTACACCAAACCATCTAAAAGGGTCGTTTGCAAACCCTACGATTGTGTGACCATCAAATTCTAAAGGTTCTTTTCCAACTTCTTCTCTGTAAGTTGCAAAATCTTCAGTAGACATTCCTACTTCGTCACCTTCTTCATCTTTCAAGATTATCTTTGTTGGCATTGAAACAATGTTATCATCCCAATCAAACGCGTAATACTTTTCATCGGGGGCACCAAACTCGTCAATACCTTCTTTTATTCTATTTTTTAACATATCTTTATATTAAGGCTTATTATGACCCACTATTACAATGGGTCATAATTTTATTTATTATATATTCTCGAAAGAAGCTCCTGTTGGAGTAATATAGAACGTAATGTCTATAAATTCTAACGATTTGGTTGGTTTGATGTAAATCTTACCTGTCATTTGATTTCTATCTAAATCAGCCGTATCTGACGATACTGTAACTCGGAAATCATATAAACCTCTGTCTCTTCTGATAGCATCCAAGATAGGGTTAACCGCGTCTAAGAAGTCTTGTCTTACTTTTTGGTCGTTTTGTTCAAACAATAATCTTACAGATACCGCTGAAATCAATTTACGAGCTTGAAGTAATAATCTTCTTACGTTTATTCTATCAAGTGCCGATTGAGCCACTTGTAGTGTTTTATTACCCCAAATTACCGTCCCAACATCAGAGAAAGTTGCAATTGGATTGATACGTCCTTGGTAAAGGGTGTCTCTATCTTCTTGAGTAAGTTTCTTTCTCGCTTTGATTGCGTTTACGATACCTCTTGTGTAACCTGCCGCCGCGAACCAAGGGAAAGCGATGTTGTCGGTTAACGCTAAGTTTCTAACAACTTCTGCCGTTGGTGGTAAGTAGATTTGTGTATTGTTAACACTATCTCTTGTTAATACCCAAGGGTAGTATGTTGCGGTATAGTTAGAGTCGACTCCTGTAGTTTCTAAGTTATTTATTGCCTCTTGAGGGTAAATTAAATCAGTTGCCAAGTTTACTGTTGGCATAAACAAATCAATATCCGGTGTTGTACAAACGTATAATGAGTCAGCTCTGTTAAATTCAATCATCTCAATCGCATCTTCAACTAAATCAGAATTATTAACATAATCAATACCCGGAGTAACAAATAAGTTAATATTCACCGCCTCAGGATTAGAGAATGTTTGTTGTCCTAATAAGTAAGCGTAATAATCGGTGTTTGCCCAATCAACATTATTTTTTCCAACAGTAATTTTCTTGAATGCTCCCCATCCTGTTGCCGTTGGATATTGTATACTTGTACAAGCCCCGTTTAAGTAACCTCTTCTACCTAATTTAAATGTGTCGGTATTTGTTCTAGATTCTCTATAGATATCCCAACCATCAAATCCTCCTTGAACTAATAATGAGAATTTACGTGAATAAATTCTGTAATAAGGACTAACTTCACTATCAGGGTCTGATGTAAATGGTGCGTCACCAACAAAGAATTCTGGGTTAGATGTTCCCGGATAAACAATTGATGATGCGTTAACATCCATATGGAATCCTCTTGTTTTATATGTCCAATCATTCCCTTCCACAGCTGTACATAAATCTAATGGTAATTGTTTACCTTTATATTGGAAGAAATCAGGGTCATATCCTGCACCATATCCTGTAGAAATACCTAAGTAAGTTCTACGAACATTATCGCCCGGACTTTGGATTGCCAAGTTAGAACCTGAACTTAATCCAAATGGTGGGTCAAATACAACCTCTCCAGGGTAATCATATTTAGTTTTATAAATTGGGAACGGTGGTCTAGAAGTTGCGTAATTTCTAAATCTAAATCCTTGGAAACCACAAGGTAACGCATCAATCGGTGCGTCCTCATTCATCTCAACCATAATGTATTTTGAGTTCAACGCGTATTCTCCATCGGCAGTACCAATTTTTTGTCCAACAAACGCATTATCCTGAGGATTCATCGAACAATTTGTGAATTTCTCAATAACAACAGGATTATTATCTGTGTCATAAAAATCTCTAACTAAAATATCAAAAGTTAAATTACCAAATGACATATTTGCTATTGAAATTTTAACCTCAGTGTTAGCGTCATCACCATCAGAAACTGTTGTGAATCTGAATAGATTGTATACTTTACTACCTCTTAATTCAGATACAACCCAAGGGGAAGACGGTGTTTGGTATTTTTCTAAATAAAACGCTATCGAAGACATATCGTTATTACTGTTATTAGCTCTTGGTAATCCAACTAAATTACAATTAATACCTCTAATATAACCTTTATTATAACCATAGTTTAATAATGTTTGAAATCTCTCTTCTACAAATAATGGAACCGTAGTTCTTGGTTTTGCAAAGTTTGAAGAACCAAATACTTTTGGTAAATATTTAGAATCTGACTCACTAAATGAGGTTTCAAAGAAAAATGTATTATTATCCTTATCAGTTATGTTTAAACCAAATTCAGAATAAGGATTTTTACCAATACTTGAGTATCCACCTGTACAATTCATTGTTACATCGGTCACATCATTTACTTGATAAGTTGGTCCATCACTACCCGCACCATAAGTCGCAATACCTCTTGAACGAAGTGTTGCAAGAATTAAATCGTCAAAGTCTGTATAAGATGTTCCTGTATAAACATAAACAGAACCTCTAACACTACCCGTATAACAAGTTTTAATTGAACCTGAAGTATAGTTTCCAGTATTACCTGATGTTAGTGGGTTACAAGGATTTTGTATTTCAACGGTTACGTTAAAAGATGTTCCTGTTGAACTACCATCGTTAGGTATTAAAAGATATGTAACAGCACCTGTTGAAAAATTAACAACCGATACATTACTAGTTTGTGCTGATAAATTTACCGTTACACCTGTACAACAAGCACTAAACGTTGGAACAATAGTTGATAAATTTGTTCCTGAAAAAGTCGCAAAAGGTAAAACAACACTAATTGTGCTGTTATTGTAATTAATACTTCCTGCAACACCAAGAACACTAAATGAATAGAAAGATGAACAATTTGATGATGTAGAACTTTGTCCAAGAGTATCGATTACCGTATAGTAAGAACTACCTGTATAACTACCATTATTATTATCAAATAATGCGTAATACCAAGGGTCATTCTCTGGAGCAGTATAATCAGCTAAATGTGAATCAACATTGTTTACGTCGAATACGTTTGTTACGTTTGTATAACCTATTGAAACTAAATTATCGTAATCATCACCTAATATTGTACCATAACAGTATAATGAGGTTGCTGAAGTTGATAAAGTTGTTGAGGAAACAATAACATTGAAAACTTGTTGTTGGAAATCTGAAATTATTGTTGACGATGTTCCGTTAAAATTTTCATAAGTTTCATTAAATTTATTTGTTATTATCGATTCATCACCTGTAAATGCACCAAAGACAACTGAACTTATATCATTATTACATCCGGTAAACGGTAATGTGAATGAATATTCCGTATATCCTGTACATATAGATTCACATGATGTAAAATCATATGTACTACCTGAACAGTCAAAATCAACTGTTGTTTTATCAACATTCGCTATCGTTCTAAAAGACCAAGATGGTCCCGCGTCATATCCTGACAATCCCAAAATTCTTGTAACAAACAATTGATTTGATTGTTGTAAATAAGATTTTGCGATATACGAAGCTTCATACTTCGGTATTTGTGTATTAATAAACTTTTCAGGGGATGTTCCTCCAAAAAAAGTTGAGAATTCATCGAAATTTCGTATAAAGATAGGTTCGAATGCTGGTCCTTTTTGTGTTTCACCAACAATACCTAATGTGGTTACCCCCACACTTTGTGCTACGAAACTTAAATCAACTTCGGAAGTATATACCCCGGGAGATACGAATACTTTGCTGTTTGTTGCCATTAGTTTGTTTTGTTTATAATTTTATTTATATATAAATATTAAAAAAAAATCAAAATACTTTACTTCGTAGCAACTATTTATATTTTAGGGAGATTATTTTCTACCTTTTTTCTACTTATGGATAAAGACATCAAAAAGATTAAAAATTTAAAGATATCGGTGGAGACACACGAGATTCTTAAAACTTACTGTGAAAAGAAAGGTATTAAAATGTATCGGTTCTTAGAAAGACTTATTATTGAAAAATGTAAACCGACTAAAGATATCTATGGGGAAGACTAAAGTATCTTATCAATAAATTGAATTGTTGATTCTAATGAGTCATCTTTCTTAACAATATTTAACCTTAATACGTCTCCGGAGTTAATTTGTATTAACTCTAAATCAGAACCATAGTAATCATCATTGATATACACATCAAATGATTCAACATTTATTGTTTCACCAATTTTAATATCAACAATGTAACTAAACAATTGTGTTAACGTATTATTACCAACAACAAACAATGCTTGACTACCAAGACCGGTTTCGTCATTTTGTTTCCGACCACGCTTAGTTGTTTTTTTTTCTATTTCAACAACTTGTAAAACTCTTGTTATTGCCGGGGAAACTTCAAACTCATCTTCATCAATTAAAAACCCTAACATTGTAAATTCATAACTTTGTATGTAGTATTTTCTTTTCTCAACATCAACAACAGATTCATCAGTAATCGCACCCATAACAATTGGAATGTAATGTCCTTTGATTACCGCATAGGCTTGTCTTGATGCAAATTTTTCTAAAATAACCTGATTAAGTTTATTTAACTCTCTCATTCTGTTACAAATAATTTTAACAGAATATGTTATATCAACCGGAACGGGTTGAGGTATTGTATAAACATCCATCCCATTTCTTTGTCCATCCCAAGTAGGTACTTGAGCGTAAAAATATTGTCTTCTATTTGGAATATTATACATAAGAGCCGGGTTAGTCCCAAATTTAACCTCCGGGATTCTAATTGTTGTAATAAAAGGAGGTTCCGTGTTTTTATCAATATTTTGGAAATTCCAAGTTTCAGTAAACTGAGCCCAATTTTGTGTGGTAACAATAATATCAACGGTTGGTATTGTTTTACCCTCAACCACCACTTTTAAATCATCTCTAACAAAATCTAAAAAACCTCTATCTAAATCGGCATGCAATAAAGATTTTGGAAGATAAGTTCCGTCTTTATTGATTTTATCCAAAAGTTCTTCTCTTCTTGGTAAAAGAGTTTTGGACTCCGTTAGTGGTATATTTTTCTTTATTTTACTTGGTAAACCCATTTTATTGTTTTGTTATAAATATTTTGTTTCTTGAATTTATCATTTCTACCTCACCGGCTCTATATATAGGTTCTTCGGTGTCTTTCATAACGTAAGAGTTGTATTTGTATGGGTTGTAAGTCACAATATTACTATTTGGTTCGGTTGGTAGGTTTTCACAAGGATATTTACAATAATCCATCAATGTTCCAATCACAAATGAATGAACATTCTTTCTTTTCTCTTTTATTACCTTTTCTCTTCCTCCCGGTCTAACTCTAAACTCAACATCACTTAGTTTGACGTAATCAGAATGATTAACAACTAAACCTTTATATATTATTGAAAAAGTGTGTTTATGTAGATTATAATAAATCATAACTTTTTTACCGATGTAATCCTTTTCTTCATCATTTGAAACATCTTCAAAGATTCTGTTTGCTTGTGATTCTGTTATTAATACTTTCATTATTAGTAATATGTTGTTACCGTTTTAACGGGTAAATTAAAATTATCTTGAAACCATTTTTTCATTGGTCCCTTCCAATGGTTACCAAACATAGAGTCTAAATGTTCGGAATATTCACCTGTTACATCTAATGTTGGTGCATCATCTTTAAATGGTTTAGCTGATGGTTCGTCACTATAATATTCTACTTCTAAATAATAAAAAATAACATCACTATCTTCTTCACCTTCCCAATCTCCATTATAGAAAATTAATAAGTTTTCATTTTCATTATAATCAACTAAATCACCATCCTCACCGTCATCCATACCATAAGTCCAATGAATATCGTCTTTATTAAAATCTCCTTCGATATATGAATATATTGAATCAAATAATTTATTTTCTGTTATTAATACTTTCATTATAACCCTCTAAATTCGTTATTTGTAACCGGTGACGCCATAATTGTTCTATAGAATGGTTTGTATCCACCCAAAGTATGTTTGTTGTCAGAAGTAACCCTTCCATCATTATTAACCGTGTAATATCTTACTTTGTCTTCTGTTTCGTAGTATCCGATATAATCACCATAACTAATCTCCACCTCTAACTCATCCAAATCTCTTTGATAAACAGATACTTTCATATTACCCGGCTCCATTTGGTCAATTTTAGAATTACCTAAATATTTGTTCTCAGGGGCCATAATTTGAACATATCCTTTGAACTCCACCGGTGGTAAAAATTTGATACCGTCAGATACCGTCTCACCATAAACATCGTCCGTTTTGGTCTTATATCTATCAACACGATATAGAACTAATGTAAAGTTCATATCCCCGTGTAACCATTCGGTCCCAAAGTCTTGTTCTAACTTGAAATCCTCCGCTCCAAAGAACTTACCTATCCTTGTAATTGGTACTTTATTATCCATATTGTTTTTATCTATTATAAAAATTTTCGTTTCTTGTTCCGGATTGGTTGATATACACTTTTAATCCAAAATAATCTTTTAAATCTTTTGTTATATGATGATTCCATTCGTCTCTGTAACGAACAGGAATTAAATTTTTGTCGTTAGCTTTCAAATATTTACTATCATCAGGAACAACATAAGTTATTTTCATATAATATTCGCTCTCATCTCCTACGGGAGTTATTTCAAACGCAATCTTTGAGACCCCTTCAGGTTTTGATATATTTAGATATCGTCTAATTAACTTTGTATCCCGGTCAAGATTTATTGGTTTGTTGTTCATATTGATAAATATTATAAAATGTGTTATATTTCTACTAAAAGATTAAATTTGGAAAACAATACATCTGAAAATTCTAATTTAACAATAGAACAACGAGCGATATCTATCCTTGAAACTTATCAGGGGGCAAATAACTATATCCTAAAATTAAAATTCCAAAAGGAAACTAACAAAAGATTCTTCCCGACTCGGGCACAATCTGACTACATAATAAATTTTAACGAAGTAACACCAAAGGTAGCCAAAAGATGGGTTGATTTAGACCCCTACTTTGCCAAAAAAATTGCTGATGAAAAATTATTACTTAAAATCCCCGAACAGGTATGGGTGGAAAAGCTATTAGTTGAGAAAGAAAAATCCTACCACGTTTGGGGAAAAGTTTTAGAATCTGAAACAATCCACGATTTTTGGTTACCTAAAGGTGCTTTGATTAAAACACACACAATTAAGAATATTGTGGTAGATTATTCAAAATACTCTAATCGTCCACCATTAGAACATCAAAAAGAAGCTATCGAAAAACTTGCCGGTTCTAAAAGGTTTATTCTTGCCGATGATATGGGATTAGGTAAAACCACCGCAACCATTATCGCCGCTTTAGAGACGGGTGCAAAGAAAATATTAATTGTTTGTCCGGCATCTCTTAAAATTAACTGGCAAAGAGAAATTGAGAACTATACCGATAGAAGTGTTTATATCTCTGAAGGTAAGAATTTTTCAATAGAACACGATTTTGTTATTGTAAATTACGATATTCTTAAAAACTTCTACGATTTGAAAGGTAAATCAGAATCTTTAATAACACAAGGAAATTTTGATTTAATTATTTTGGATGAGGCTCATTATGTGAGTAATGGACAAGCCGCAAGAACCAAACTTGTTAATAGTTTTTCTAAAAGTTGTGAAAGAGTGTGGTTATTAACCGGGACACCGATGACTAACCGTCCAATGAATTATTTTAACTTATTGGCTCTTATTGAGAGTCCGGTGGCTCAGAATTGGATGGCTTACGCTATTAGATATTGTCAAGGTTACCAATTCACCGCAGGAACTCGTAAAATATGGAATGTAACCGGAGCATCCAATTTGGAAGAATTAAGAGACAGAACCTCAAGACAAGTTTTACGTAGGTTGAAAACGGAAGTGTTAGATTTACCTGAGAAAATTATTACACCGGTTTATCTAAGATTAAAGTCAAAACTTTATGAAGGGTTGATGGGGGAATACTATGATTGGTATAATAAGAATCCCGATGAGTCAACATCTTTGACGGTTCAATTCAGTAAGTTAATGAAAGTTCGTCAGGTAATTGCTGAAGAAAAAATAAAAGATACTATAGAATTAGCTGAAAATATTTTGGAACAAGACAAAAAAGTTATTATCTTTACCAACTTTACTGAAACATTAAACAGAATTGCCGACCATTTTGGAAAACAAGCGGTTAGATTAGATGGTTCAACATCAAAACCTCAACGACAATATGCTGTTGACCAATTCCAAGATAATGAAAAGATTAAAGTCTTTGTTGGTAACGTAAAAGCTGCCGGTGTAGGTATCACATTAACCGCCGCTGAAGCAGTAATCATTAATGACTTATCATTTGTTCCGGGTGACTTAGCTCAAGCAGAAGACAGAGCATACAGATACGGACAAAAAAATTCGGTATCAGTTTACTACCCAATATTTGATAACTCAATTGAAGGAATTATTTACGATATGGTAAATCAAAAGAAACAAAACATTGGAACCGTGATGGGGGACAATATCTCTGAAAGTGGAGATTTTATCGGAGAACTTATGAATAAAATAAACAACCGGGGTTAATTCGGTTGTTTAGATATTTATCGTAATAAACAAGCCTATATGAAAAATACAGAAAACAAGGTTAATCTATTAATTCAAGAGATTAACAAAAACGAAACGGACAGAAAAATATCATTAGTTTTATCAGAATCAAAAGCAGAAAAATGCTCACCATCTAAAGTTGAAGAAATTAGACAAGTATTCAACACAAACCCAAGAGTGAAAGAGTCGTTTAAAAACTCAATCAACCATATATTAAGAGAAGTGTTCCCTAACAATTATTACGCAAAAGGTAAATATGGTGAAGGGGAGATGTCCGGAATATACGATTTAGAACAAGAGGGTCGTTCAGTAATAAACAAATTAAACACAAACTATAGTTGTTTTTGTGTGTTACTTAGAGATGTTAATAAAGTTTTATTATCTCAAAAACAACAACCAATATCGTTTCAAAACTCAGACTCATTTGAACAATTAAACCAAGTTAAACGTTTTGTTAACGTTATTGATGATTATAAAGACAGAATTTTTAATCCCGAGTCATCAACATTCCAATCTCTTATGATGGTTTTAGGACAAACCCACGCTTGGGGTCAAAAACGAGAAGACACTACGGTCGAAATCCTTAAAAAACAATTTGGTAAAGATAATGTAAATGCTGTTGGTAAACTTGGTAGTAGTGAAGATATGATTGGTGGAATTGATTGTGAAATAATTATTGATGGTGAGAGAAAAACCGCACAAATTAAACCATTCACAAATACCAAAACTGAAGACGGTAACACTATTGTTATGGGTTCAGGAAATGTTAAAAGATATAATACCGATTGGTTGATATTTGCCAAAAACAACAAAGAAATCCTGATATTTAACAATAAAAACGGTAAAATATGGGGTGGTAATTTTGTTTTCCCTGAAGAAAATTTAATTTATACTCTTAGCTGATATTTATATAGAAACACAAATCTATATGGCTGGAATTGCAGAACCGGAAAGAACCCAACTTTACACACGAATCAAACACTTATTGGGTGCACCACTTCGTTCGATTGAAATCGAAGACGAAATGATGGATAGTTTAATGGAATTGTCAATTAGTGATTATTCCCAATATGTTCAAGATTGGTTAATTGAATCCCAATGGACATCCCTATATAATCTTAACTTAGATACTCAATCATTATCAAGAGCATTCATAACTAAAAGTTTAGACTATGAAACTCGATACACTTACGCTTATTCAAAAATTGTTGGATTACAAGCCGGTGGTGATTGGGAACTTAAAAAAGATTATATTGATTTAGTTGCTCATCAACAAATTTATGAAATCCCTGCTAATAGAGAAATCAATGAAGTTATGTGGTATACACCCGCAGAACTTAATAGTATGTTATTAGACCCTTGGACTTTTGGTTCATTGGGTGCCGGTGGTATTGGTGGACCGGGTGGGTTTGCTCAGATGGGTATGTCAGGTTCAATGTTTATGATGCCAGCGTTTGATATGTTATTGAGAATGCAAGAGAATAATATTCAACGAAGAATTATTGCCGGTGATTTAACTTATAGAATTACAGCTTTACCTGAAGGTAAAAAGGCGTTACATTTAATGCAAGTTCCCGGTGGTAAATTTGACTTTGGTAGTGCAACAATGAAAAGAGGTAAAGTTTGGTATTGGTATTATGACGTAGGTCCTGCAGATAGAGACAAATGTTTAAAATCAAATCCGGACATTATTAAATTACCTTCAGATGTTCCGTTAGAAGGAATTGATTGGGTAGATTTAAATAACCCCGCTCAAGTTTGGATTCGTCGTTGGTTTACCGCTTATGTTAAAGAAACTTTAGCGAGAGTTCGTGGTAAATTTAGTGGTAATGTTAAAACACCTGATAGCGAGTTAACAATGGACTATCAATCATTAGCGACAGAAGCTAAAGATGAAAAGACTAAATTAATTGAAGAATTGATTGGTGCTGAAGGTAGGTTAACAAGATTAAAACCTGAAAAAGTAATGGAACGAGAGGCATTAATCGCAGAGAACTTAAACAAACAGTTAAAGTTCAGAGCAATGCCAAGACAAATATACGTAATTTAATTTATATGACATTTATAACAAGAACAAAAATTGGGAACAAATTATTTGGCTCAATGTCCAATTTAAACACAACTAACCCTATTCAAACAGTTACGGTTCCGGAACATAGAACTAATGGCGAAGAATTCATCTTAGTTAAAGATGTCCCTAATTGTAAAATAATATTAGACCAAAGTAGTACTGAACACATTGTAATAAAGTCATTAACTAATGTTTTAATAGTTCCATTTATGGGTCTTATTGATGAACAATATGATGAAATATTAATTGAAAGAGGTGCTGCCGTTGAATTATTCCGGGTTGACGGTAATTGGTATATTCTTTCAAGTGATGGGGTAAAACTACAATAAAAAAGGTGTCGTATTCGACACCTTTTCTGTTTTAATTAATATGTTCTTCCCAACCTGGTTCTGCCAATTCATAAATGTATTCAGAACTAACACCAACTCTATCCCAAAACTTTAATTCCAAATCAGTTATTGTTAATAAATCCTCAATCGTATCTTGGTCCCCTTCTTTATTTGGTATACCTCCAACCAACTCACATTGAGTCTTAGTAAAAAACCCTCTATCTTCAGGGTTAGCAATTAATAAACTTTCTCTTAACTCCTTATTAAAAACAATTAATAATGGTTCCACTTTTTTATTAAATGTTGAGATTGCTCTTGCAACATTATAATCTCCGGTTAAGTCAGGGTTATTCTCAATTTCGGTTTGGTCCAACATATAACAATTAAGTTGTATTGTTGAGGTAGACTTATCTTCAGGTTCCATACCATTAACTGATGTAAATAAATCCAATTCTTTTTTAGTGTAATTGTTTTTTGTGATTTTTTGAACATCTCCGTGTGACGCTTTTAAACCATTATTGACATAGCTAATAACATCTCCCAATGAAACTTTTAAGTCGTGTTTGATAGCCAATTCCATATGAGCCATTCTACTCATCAATGAACCCGCCTTTGTTTTCTGACCACATCTCTTTTTATAATCTTCAACAGATAGTTTAACTCTCGCTCTTTGAGCGATTTGTTTTAATGGGATTTGTTGGTTGTATATTCTTTGGTGATACTCAAAATACCACTCAACGAATTCTTGTCCTTTTCCTTCTAATAACAATTTCACACCTTTATCTAAAAACACCTCAATGTATAGTGGTAATTTCTTAGATTTAATTGAGTTCCCGGTTAATTTAATTTTACCATTAGATTCCATTGTTGCGTAGTTCTTTCTACTCAAGTTAATACAAGAATCCCAAGTTCCATCACAATCTAACCCCATCTCACCTTTCATAAACAAATCATTGTATTCTGCGGTGTCGGCGTAATATCCTCTGTATTCTTTACCCTCTTTAACTAACCAATTTAGTCCTTTACCAATATAAACTCTATCATCAACACCCTCATCCGGTAAACTAAAGTTAACACCATCCGTATCAAGTACCAAAGGTGTGTATCCTCGTTTAACAAAGTATTTTACCATTTGACGAAGATATTGTCTTCCGGTGCAGGTAATTCTTTCACCACTATTCATTTCCCCCCACTCATAAACGTGTGGTGCTGATAATCCACCAAACATCGAGTTAATAAAGATTTTTAATGGTAATTGTTTTCTATCGTATGAAAGTGATTTTTTAGAATCAATTGATTTATACTCCGACGCCAAGTTTTTATACATAATACGAGCATTACGGAAATAAGTTAACATCCCTTTCATCCCACCCATAACATCACACTCAGGGAACACGTCGTGAACCAATTGAATAGACGGATATAGGGAAGAGTAATCGAGTTTTAATACGTTGGTAGAGTAACCCACCTTAAGTAGTCTTGAAAGTCCTCCTACGAAGTCTGTCTTCTCTTCTTTTGCTGGAATAGCTAATTTGTTCTTGTAAGACCAAGCCAACATAATCATTCTCCATAGAGTTGCGGTTCCCATTGTGGAAACTCTCTCGTATGTTGTTGGTACCATTGATGCTAATAGAAACGTTCCTTGGTTGAATTCATCATCCACTGTCAACGTTTCCTCTAAGTCATCGTCAAGATATCTCTCCACAATATTATCTCCGGTAACCTTTAAGTATTTCCCCGGGAATCTTGTATCTAAATTATTAAAGTCCGGATTATCGGCTCTTTTATATTTCCCATTCTCAACATTTAACCAATATTCCTCCTTTTTGGCATACATCGGTCCAATTTCTAAGTGGTCAATATAAACTCGGTCGGGGGCTTCAGCTTTAATGTATTGAGTAATGTATTTAAGTCCTGCGGATTTAATACTTGAATTGATTGCTTGTGCTCTACGAACTGAGTGGATAATATCAATAATATTATAACCCCACAATTGAGTTTGTGAGAATCTCTCTACCTCGTTGGCAAGTTTTAACATACCGTCTTTTTGAGATATGGGTCTTGCCGGGTTTAGTGATTTAGCGATTTTTTTGATGTCCAAGTTAAGTGCTTTGCATCTCTCAAATATCCAAAACCAGTCAAAGTTTGCTGAATTGTATCCACCAATGATTGATGGTTTAAGTTCATCGATAATGTTGAAGAACTCAACTAATCCTCTTCGTTCTTGGTCCTCATCCGCACATTCAATAACTTTTTGGTATCCTTTATTGGTTTTGATTCCAATCATAAATATACGACCGTCTTTAGGTTCAAGAGCAGTCGTCTCCAAGTCAAATCCGAGTCGGGTGATGTCATTGTATTCTTCATACCCTTTGAATAGTCTTTTCTCTCTTGAAATTAAATATTGTTCTACCGGTGGGAGAACTGTTAATTTTCCTTTTGTCTTTTCACCCCACGGGTCTACACCACCCTCTTTAAAGAATTGGATGAGTGAACGATAACCCTTCATTGATTTAACCATATATTTGAGACCCTTTTCTAATCTCTCATTACCTTTGGTTTCTAACTTATCAATGATGATTCCGTGTTTTTTCATCGCATCTTTTTGTAAGTCTTTAGATTTTGAATAAAAGTTCAAATCTCTCAAGTCTCCAACCCAAGCAAATGCCGTAAATGTATCTTTTTTGATTATTTTTCCCTGACTCGGGATTTCTTTAATTTTGTAGACTGAATCTGATACGTAATCATATTCAATCGCAACTATGTGCTCTTCGGGGTCATTCCCTTCAAGGAATGCCTTAATTTCTTCTTGTGTTATCATAATTATATTTTTTAGATTGACATATTGGCTCCGATATAAATCGGGTTTGTCTTGTTTCTATAAATATATTGTAATAATCTCATTTAGTCAAATACAAAAAAAAAAGACCCGAAGGTCTTTTTGTTTTATAATGGTAATCCTGAAACATATTCTGATGTTAGGTCAACCCAACCACCGTTAATACTATATTTCCAAAATTGGTCGATATTAACGTATGATTCATATCCATAATCTGTATTAATAAAAACACCACTAGTGAAAAATATCTCAGTAGAAGGTCTTGATAATAACACACTATTTGTTGCTCCCGATAAATTAGCAAATAAATAAGTAAATGCGTTTTCTTTAATTTTATTTGTTGAAAAAATCATTTGTTTATTATATATTTCTTCCGATGTTCCCGTAAATCCTGATAATGTACCACGAAACGGCCATAAGATATCAACTAACTTATAAAATTCATAATCTCCTGAACCTGAATAAGTACTAAATGTTGGTGTGGTAGCACTCCAAGTTGTTAATACCTCACCTATGGCTCCCGCCACAGCTCCACAAGTATTATCTGTGATACTATCTGGTTTACCTTTTCTTAACATTCTTCCCGCACGACCATCTATTGTTACACCAATATGAGGTGTACTTGTTATAAATAAAGTTCCGCCACTTGTAATGTGGCTAGCCCAAGCACCTAACCCAACAGTTCCAACAAATGGGAACCCTGCTAAACCACCTGACATAAACGGACCAAGAAATGTGTTCATAGAAGTTGGAAATTGTCCAATATTATCAACACCTGTAAATACGGGACCATCAACATCATCAGAACATATACCTTCGGCGTAAATAATATCATCAGGGGAATAACCTTTACTAGTAATAAATCCTTTTGTATACTCACCCCAAGATTCCGATAACGTTGACGAAGAATATGCTAAACCACCTTCCGGATTAACAATACCTCTAAGGGTAGTTGTATAACCTGATTGTAATGGAGCCGGCGCCGGCACATTAAAATTGTAACTATAGTTATATTCTAAAACATTAATATCATAATTACCATATGGATATGGTGTAATATTATTAAATGGTATTGTCTGAATACCTAAATTTTGTGGTGTCCCTCCGGATGCTGGAGTAAAGGTAACAGACGCGGTTTTACCTATTAAATTATTACTGATAATTCTTAAACCTATTGACATAATTATTTTTTTTGTTTTTTTTTATTTATTTATAAATATCAAACACTTTAAAAAAGTTAAAGTAAAATGTTTGATATAATATCATTATTTGGGATTATATCATCACCTAAATTATTATCAGGAATACTATTTGTTATAATATTGTTATTTGGTATGATGTCATCACCTAAATTATTGTCAGGAATATTACTCGTTATAATATCGTTATTTGGTATAACATCGTCATCTAAATTATTATTAGGGATTGTTTTATAAATAAAATCTTTGTCTTTAATTAATTCATAATTAAAATATACAAGTGATGGTGGTTGTGGTATAACAGAATGTGATACACAACAAGGATAAACTGATGTGTAGCAAGTATCATATTCTAAATCGTCAGCAATAAATGACTCTTGAATATATATGTTTAGTTTTTCCCTAATTGGTAATATTATATTACCGTCAGATGTCTTTATTAAAAATTGTCCTTCATTTCTACCCTCAACACTCGTGTCTTGTTTGGTAAATTGATAGTAAATATAATATTCAGGTTCTGCATTGGGGTCGTCAAATATTTTTTCAACAAACCCCGCTGGTCTTGAAGTTATTTTTGGAATACCTGTCTCAGAATTAACCATAGAAAAGAATATGGTTGAGGATTCCAATAATTCCATAAAATTATTGTAATCACTTCTACCATCTTTTACTACTTGAAGTTTAAGAAGAGGTAAGGTTGCGTTTTTCTTTATAAAAAATTCCATTAAAGTTTTTATTTATAAATACTTCAAAATATAGAATTAACTTTCTTTTCTTAATGAACCGTCATAATGTTCAAATCTATCGTGTTCCGTTGGTGTTAATAACAATAATCCCGGATTAATTTTTCCTTTAACAGTTTCTTGATAACAATAAGACATTAACGTCTGTTCAAATGGGTGAGCCCATTTTGTTTCTAAATAACACTTATAGTTACCTTCTCTTGTTAATATTATCGGCCAATTACATAAATAAACTTCCCCTGTCGCATATGATAACCCTTTATATGTCCTTATCTCCTTAAATTGTGTTTTAGGTGAATTAGGGTCTAGTCCTTGAACCGGTAATTTAGGGTTATTCGGCCAATGAGATTGTCTAAAATCTTGAGGGACATTATACCAACTCCATTGAACACTATTATCACCAAAAAATTCACTAAAATTTAATTTAAGAAAATCAAAATTTTCTTTTTTAACAATCTCTACTGATTTTTGATATAATTTATCAACAAAACGAGGGAACCCATTTCTACATACCTCACCTTTTTTTGGATAAAAAGCCATATCGTCTTCAAACCACCAATAACAATCTAAATCAGTTTCATCAAAATGTTCAGCAACAAACACTCTCCCCCCGACAATACCAATGTTGTCTTTTTTAATATGTTCAAAACCATATTGTTCACATAGTTCAAGATATCTTGGTGTTGTTGATAAATCGGTTGAGTTATCTAATAAGAATTTTTTTGGTTTATCAATAAAGTCAGAATCATAATCTAACATAGATTGGATTAATACCTCAAATTGTTTAGGTGAGTTAAATGCTATAACATACAATCCAACTTTGGATGTGTCTAAACTATTCGGTTTAATTGGTAAAACACTTTCTTTAACTTGAGTCGTGTTATTTTTTAAGTCCTCAAAAAATTTACCCATTAATCCATTATCTTCTATTTCTGAATAACTAATCAACTCAGGGTATTTGTATGTCATAATTGTAAATAACGATTCTTCAGTTCCCATTAACCCTTGTGATAATGTATCATTCATTAACCCGTAATAGATACCGTTAATATCTGATATAACATCTTTTCTTCCTCCGAAGAAACCTGCTCGAGCAACCATTTTAACTGGTTCTCCGGCTAATTCACATAATTCAGGATATTTAAATCCGTGGATTTCAGAATTAGTTTCATAAGGGAAACAAACAAAATGAAAATTTTTAACTAATTGAGGTAATTTATCTAAAACCTTATCGTGTGTAAAATATCCCGGGTGAATTGTATTTGTTAACCCAGCGTCAATCCAAAACATATATTCTGAATTAAACCTATCTAAAATTTTAGCATCGTGTAGGAGATAAATTTTTGACATAACCAACGGGTTATACATCTCTAATTTAGCTTGAGTTGAATCGGTTAACCATCCGACTTGATTATACCAATCCGGATTTGTTCTTATATTTTGTATTTTATCAAAAAAATCGTTGTCTTTAAACCAAGACAAACTTCTACGAACAAATTGTGTGTTTTCACTTCGTCTATTGTTTGACACAAATTTCTCTAACTCTTCGTCACCAAAAATAATCATATTCACATCAACTTGTAATAGTTGTTGAAATTTATCTAAATAATGTTGGAATGAACGAGACCAACCCTCTTGAAGGTCTCCTCTACCTATATCCCATAATCCTGTCACTAATGTTACTTTACTCATATTGTATCTCTAATTTTATATATTATTTTATCAACAAATTCATATTCCATAATTTTGGATAAGTCTTCGTAAAATAACCCATCCCCGAATACGTCTTCTTGAAACATTGGTAAATTTTTAGTATTAGGAATGACACCCATACATTTACCAATATTCCCTAGTGTTACTTCTTTTGTCGTCCAATTAATTGTTCCTCCCCATTTATGTTTAAAAATGTATAGTTTTTTTTCTGTAACGACTTCCCTTATATACTCAAAGGCATCATCAACATAATAATCATCGTCGTCCGCAAACATAATAAAATCACCGTCAAGGTTATTAATGTGTTTGTTTAATAAAGGGTGTCCAAACTTACCTAATCTATCCCCATCATTTATAATGTGATTTAATTTAAAATTAACATCATAATTAGATAAAACATTTTGAACAAACTCGTGATTTGTATCGGATATTATGGTAAAAGAATCGTTTTGGGTTAACTGATTTTTAAAACTATCAATCAATCTTGGTAATGATTCTCTTCCAATAGTTGTGCAAACAATGTTAAAAGAATAGTTAGACATCATATTTCTCATCAATTTTATATTTGTCGACATCCAATAAATCCATAAGGTCCAATATCCCTCTTTGTAAATCTAACCAATCACCAAAATTAAAAAATTTAACGTCATTTGTGTGAGTTAATATAGATAAAACCTCTTGTTCACTAATTAATTTACCTGTTGTTGTGTAATATGTTTCAAAAATCGATAAGTAATTAGATAAAACTTTTTGAATAGACTCACTTGTCCCTCCAAACATACCTCCGGGAACTAACTTAAAGTCTGTGTTAAACATATTAACAAGAACTGCTTTTAATTCGTAATTAACCTGAATTGATTCTCCTCTTAAACAAATAAAACCATTCTCAGATATTTTTTCATTTATTTTATTTAAAAATAATTCTGAATGGGCAAAAACATTAATGTAATCTCTCCATCTATCGTGACAACTAGTTCCAAAAAGTCCGGAATCAATCCACACAACATTTTTATTATCTTCACACTCATCGAGTAAAAATTGTAACTTATTAAAAATAACTTCTACATAATTTTTAACACAATAAATTCTATCGTAAATTTCCCCTTCGGCAAATTTAACTAATCTAATTGGGTTTATGTTGTTTAGGTAATTTTCAGAATTTAATTCGTGAAACTTTATGGTTACATTTGGTTGGTTAAATTGTTCACCTAAATGATATTTGTCGTAAGTGTATTGATTAGTGTAAATAACATATTCAAAACCTTCAAAAATTATACTACGTAATGTTTGGGTTAATAATGGATATGATTTATATACCATACCACCTCTGGAATCTTCATAGTTTAATTCATAAACTGATGTAATAATTTTTAATACCATTTGTCGTGATTGGGGATTAATAAGTTTATGTGTTTGCTAGAATTGTTTTTTAAGTCAACACCGTTATGTAATGCTGAGAAACACATTTCATCTATATTACCCGCAGGTATATTATATAAATTGTCAACATATTTAATCTCAATACATTCATCCCAAGTTTTTAAAAATGAATAAAATTTATCTTTATCAATATCTAAAAATTGAATGCAGTCTTCCGGCATCCACATATCCACTTTATTATATTGAACGTCAAATTTATTTTCATAATGTAAGTATCGTCTTCCTAACATACTATTTGTCTCAACCTCTTTTTCAAAAAGATAGGTTACTTGACCGGCAACACTATTAGGTATAAAACACTCTAACACATTTTTTTTTGTGAATAATGATTTGTTTGGTATAACATCCGTATCTGTTAAAATTACTTTAGTAAATCCACTATCTAACGCAAATTTTACTGAGAATCTTTTAACTGAAAAATCAAAATCATAATAATTCGTATTATATGTCACATATTTTTCATTATATTCCTTAATATGTGAAACAAATACATAATCTTCTTTAGTAATTGATTCCGGATTATCTGTAACTATGAAAATATTTGGTTTATCTTCAAATTCTTTAAATGATTCTATCATTCTATTTGTTTGGGCATAATATCTATCACCATAACAAAATGTTGCTATCGCATATTCCATATTTTTACAAATTACCTGTTATTCTTTCACACCAACCTTTTGACTTACTAAACGGCCAAACAACCCAGTATTTTGGTTTATGAACAGTTTGGAAATCTCTCCAAACTTTACAATACCCATCAGGGTCTCTCATCATATTATTAATCTCATTGATATCAGCATCTTTTCTAAAAAGTGTTTCATCTTTTTCATCGTGGAAAGCAACAACCCAAAATTCGTAATCTTTTTCAGGAACTTGAGAAAATCCAATGTCGATACAATGTTTAAAGATACTAGCGTAACTTGCCAACCATTCTTCCTCAGTTTCAAATATTTGAGGATTAGGTGCGTAATTTTTATCTAAAGTATATTGTTGAACAGCTCTATTTGAAAATTTAAGACCTGAATAAATTTCATAATCTTTTAAAGTTCTTTCAGTTCCGAACCCGTAAAAACTAAAGTCCATTGTAACGTCTTCACCGTCCATACCAAATAGTTGACGATTCTTTTTATGAGATAATTCATTTTTCTTACCCCACTCTTTATCATCATCCCATTGTTTGGTTCTACCCTTACGAGTATATTCGTGCCAAATAACAGTTTTGTGTGGGTGAAATAAATCGTATCCGTGTGTAAATGCTCTAACAGCGATTGAGATTTCTTCTCCGTGGAAATAGAATTCAGGGTCGTGTTGAACCTCGACACTAAATTGTCCCAATGTAAATGCCATATGGGCGGAGTAAAATCTTGAGGTAACGGGTTCTTTAAGATTTTCCCACCCCGGAATTGTTTCAGGTAAAAAGAAGACGGCACCTTCCGGTATAAATCTATCAAAAGCCATTCTCCAAGGTTCTTTAACTCTACTTGCCGGGTCATTGTCCGGGTCGAATGAAGAAACATAACCTGTTAGTAAAGGTTTCTTAAATCCTTTCTTTTGAAGTTGTTTAACCATTTTGATTAGGGTGTCGTCCCAATCTTTTTCAAATCTCATATGAGAATCGATTTGTAAGGTATATTCTTCACCTTTATATAGTTGTTGAACTTGGTTTCTTGCCCAACAAACCCCTTTGGATTCGGTGTATAGAACATCAATAACTCTAAAACGTTTATCACCTTTGAATTCTGATAAATTATCAAAACCATCTTCCGGATGATATTGACGACAAATACCGATTACTAAATTTTTAGGTTTCTTTGCATTCTCCAACATTGATTTAATTGTTGGGATAAGTTGGGGGTCACGATAGGACGCAATTTGGACAAATATCTTCATTTAATATCTTTTTATTGTAAAAATAATATTTTTTATAAAAAGATAAATAGAAATTATATTCCACCATCAATAATTGTCCAACCATACGTTCCGGTTAGAATTGCTCTACCGGCTGAACTACCGGCAGTATATTTAATTGTTCCAAAATTAATGTTAATTCCAGAGGTTAATGTTGGTAAAGAACTCCATCCATTATAAATTGCGTCAAGATTTGTTGTTGAGTAATCACTAAATGTTTTACCATTCATAAATCCATTAAAGTTTGTTACGCCGGTAACGTTCCAAGAACCAATATTTTGATTAAATCCTACTGAACCAAACATATTTGACATATTAGTCACATTACTAACGTTCCAAGAACCAATAGGTTGATTGAATTGTGTTGCTCCGTTAAACATCTGTTGCATATTTGTTACATTACCAACGTTCCAACCACTAATATTTTGATTAAAAATACTACACGTAGCAAACATTAATCTCATTGTTGTAACATTAGAAGTGTCCCAACTAGTTATATTACCATCAAATGCGTAATCAAACCAAAACATATAATCCATATTAGTTACTGAACTTACATCCCAAGAATTAAGGTTTTGGTTGAATATTGTGTTAAAAAAGAACATACCTTCCATAGTTGTAACATTTGATACATCCCAAGAATTAATATATTGATTAAATGGGGATAAACTAAACATATAATTCATATCTGTAACATTACTTACATTCCATCCCGATAATGGTTGGTTAAATGATGTTGATTGATAAAACATATAATCCATTTTAGTAACACTACTAACATCCCAAGAATTAATTGGTTGGTTAAATGGTGTTAAAGGGAACATATCACCCATATCAGTAACATTATATGTTGTCCAACCACTAATCATTGGTGAACCACCGTTATTAAATGATGTGCAACCATTAAAAGTTCCTTTCATATTAGTAACACTACCAACATTCCAAGAACTTAAATTTTGGTTAAAAACGGTATTTTGTAAGAACATATAACTTATAGATTGAACATTTGATACATCCCAAACACCAATTGGCTGATTAAATAAATAAGTGTTATCAAACATTGCTCCCATATCAGTAACATTACTAACATCCCAACCTGATATGTCGTCATTAAAATTATGACACTCAAAAAACATACCTTGCATATTTGTTACGTTTGATGTGTTCCAAGAATTTATAAAAGGGACTGTTGTTAAATTAGTACAATTCTCAAACGTATAAGATAAATTATTTGTTCCCGTTAAATCTAAAACATCGGTAACATTTGATAATGATAAATTATTACAATTAGAAAAATACGAACCACTATTACCCAAACGTAAACAACCCCACTGTAGAACTTCTCTAATTTTATTTCTACTAATAGGGTTAACACCAAACGACCACCCAATTAATGTCCCTGTTATTGTTATTATATAATCACCCGGAGTTACATATGTGTGTGTTCTATTATCGTAAATATTATTAGAGGTTTCCCCATCACCCCAATCAATTGTTCCATAATAAAACCCCGAAGTTTCATATGGTAATGTAATTGATTCGTTTATAGTTGTTGTTCTCCAAACAGAGATAAAGGATGGTGGTATAACAGGATTACAAGTTTGATATTTAACACATACCTCACAAAAAATGTATGTTGTTCCGTGGTCCCAAAAATCGGTTACCCAAGTCACAATTTTAGATACACTAATAATTTCTAAACACTCACCAAATGAATTGACAACCGCAGTTCCCGGTAAAAAGTTAGACGGTAACATAATATATTTTATAATCTTTTTAGCACAACAAGATTGAACTTGGAACAACACATACTTAACAGGTGTTGTTGGTGTGGGAGTGTGAGTCGGAGTTGGTGTAGGTGTATGAGTCGGAGTTACCGATGGTGTTATTGATGGTGTAGGTGTTGGTGTGGGTGTTGATGTTGGACACGGATAGATAAAATTGGCTTTCTGACAATGGTAAATACTCGGTTGAGAACCCATCGCAATAAATGAATAGAAATTGTTTGTAGATGAACTAACAACATAAGTGGCACATCCAATGAAACCACTACTTTCAATATAATACGCTCCTGACAGAGGACTAAATGATATTGGTATGTTTGATAAGGTAAATTGGTTTGATGAATCACAACTATCCTCAAAATAACCAACTATCGGTGGTAATGTTGGAGTGGGTGTCGGAGTGGTGGTTGGTGTAGGTGTTGGTCCGGGGCAAACATCCCCAACACAAATATTAGATGAAACCTGAATTATTAATCCACTATCACCATACGGAAATTGACCACAAACATATAATGTGGTTGCCGAGTAAATCTCACCATAGATTAATGTCCCGTCACATTGAGTATACCCAAAATTTAATGTTACCCCTAAAGGGTTATCAATTGAGATACAATTACAAACGGAATTTGTTGGTGTGGGAGTGGGTGTTGTCGTTGGTGTTTGACTAGGAGCAGGTTCACCACAAAAATGATATTGAATTTCTTCACAACCAATGTTATCTGTGACTATCACTAAGACTTCTTGAGAACCTGATAATTCTGTTGGTATGTTTAGAATTAACGGGACTGATGAGACAGCTGTCGCAACAACATAACAATACGTTCTTGTTATATCACATATTGATATGTTATATGGGGAATGTCCGGATAAACTTGTGATTTCAATTACTTGCATAAACTATTCATTATTTAATAAATAGTCCTAATTAACCAATTGAAATTACTAACCCATTTTTAATTACAACAGTTAATCCATCAACGGTTTTAAATGTAGTTGTTATACCGGAAAAAATAGGTTCTTCATTTTGGTTAATAATTAACTCTTCCGAATAAAGAGTGTCTGATGGTATATAAATTTGTTGATTATCAATATCGTCTAATGATAAAGCAACAAATGCGTCATATAAAAAATAACCTAAATCAAATTGATTGTTGTCAAATTCACTTCTTGTTGATTTAAAATTTTTATATACTTCATCATTTAACGATAAACGTATTTCGATTGCATCCCAATTCTTACAATCGGAAATCCCATTTTGTGTTTTTATTGCGTCTAACACAATAGAATTAGAAACGTCATTCAATAGATTTTTAACTGAAATACTATCCATTGTATTAATATCCCTTCTCATTATTAAAAGACTATTTATTTCTAAAATATTTTGATATAAAACAATCGTCAAAAAATTCCAATTTGTATATTCCATATTATGTATTTTTTAATATCATTATTGTTAATGTGCCTTGGTTTATTGCTCCAAAACCACCACTTACCGTGGCGTTTTGACCCTGAACAGTTGCTGTATCAACCTCAACAGTATGAATTCCTGCTGATAATGTTATAATAACCGACATATTCCAATTTGCGACCCAGTTTCCTACCGTAGCATTTCCCGTTGGGTTGTCGGCATACATTCTTTGATATCCACCGTTGGGTAATATAATACCATCCACCACTAATGCCACATCAATTGCCGAACCACTAGTTGTTGTGGTTCCAACGGTATTAACCCCACCATTTGTTTGTATACAAACCATAGTTTGTGTAGGTACAGTTATTGTAGTGGTCAATCCCGGTATTAATGTTAGTAATGTAGTTGTATTGGTAACGAGTAATGAGGTAGAACCTGTTATCATCGTACCAAATTGACCCAACGTAAGTGCACTACCATTACCAAAATATGTTCCACCACTAATTGTTGTTCCTGAGATACCCCCGGTTGATGATATAAGTCCGGTCGATGTTACTGAACCATCATCTTTAACATCAAATACTTCAGTATTTGCGTAATTTTTCAACGTTAAATAACTTTGAGGAGTAAATACAGAAGGTGAGTTTAGTTTAACAACTAAATTATCAAATTGTAAATTTTGATTTGCTGCGGTTGAATAATTAAAGAATACTCCAAGAGAACTCATTAAACTAGACGTGTATGTACTATCAACTGCACTACCAATTAATGTTGTTACGGTTGTAGGGTCACCCCACGCAACTGCACCATCGTCTCTGAAATAGTATGTCCAAGTATTTGTTGATGGCGTATATACAATTCTTGCACTAACATAATTAGTACCTGCCGCGAAAACACCTCCTGAAATTATATCTGTTCTAGTACCAAATAATCCACTGGTATATCTAACTAACCTCCAATTTCTTGTTCCTGTTCCACCATAAACTAATGCGTATCCGTTACCGGTATTCAGAAGTGTTCCACTAGTACCCGCTAAAACAACTGCAGCTCCATAGGTACCGGCTGAGAATCCTGGAAATATGGTGTTTCTATTTGTTCTTAGATTAAATGACCATTCAACATTTACAGTATTTAATGATAATGTTGGATTAAATGGTGAGTTAAAACCGGATAATGGTACCGTAGTGTATGACTGACCCGCAGGATTTCCGTTTGCAATATTTAAATAAGTTGATGCCGTTATTGTTGCATTACCAGCACCTGTATTTGTATTTGTGTAGGTTAACGATGGTGAACCTCCGGGTGATAGAGTAACTCTATTATAATCATCAGTAAATGCTGAAACAGCAATCGGTGTTGACGGTAGATTGGTTGAGTTAAGAACTACAGTTCCCCCACTTATTGTTGTTGCGGATATTGTATTTGCCGTTAAACCTCCTGTAAATATTGTTGCTCCCGTTACTGTTCCTCCTGATAATGGTAAGAAAGGTGTTGGTGGTAAATTTTGGTATGTTGTTGCTGAAATAGTAGTGGCGGTTAAACCTCCTGTAAAGTTTGTTGCACCTGTCACTGTTCCTCCTGATAATGGTAAGAAAGGTGTTGCCGGTAAATTAAAATAAGTTGTTGCTGATACTGATGTCGCACCAAAAGTACCGTTTACATCTAAATTAAAATTTAATATTGGATTGACAACATTTGTATTAACACCAACATTACCATTCCCTAATTCTTGAAGGATTAAATTCCCTGGATTTCCACCCCCGTTTGACCTAGAACTAATTGACTTCCCATTAGTTGACCCCGTGATATCCCCGTAAAATAGTATATTACCTGATATCCCCGGACTATAATTATCGGTTGTGATTATTAATGGGCTCGAGTTATTTTTTAGTATTACTTGACCTGTTACCGTTCCACCTGATAAAGGTAAGAAAGGTGTTGGTGGTAAATTTTGGTATGTTGTTGCGGATATTGTAGTTGCAGTTAACCCTGATGCAAATGTTTGTCCCGCACTAAAATTATTATCAATATTTGTTAATGCTAAATTATTATATTTGTTTGAATCTAAATGATAATATTGGTTAGGAAGACCTCCTTGTATGTTCGTTAAATCATTGTGAACTCCGGGAGCACCACTTGGTTGAAATACTGATGAAAATGCCGACTGTGTAATACCTGTTGTCGCACTTACCTCAATAATAATCCTACCAACCAAAAATGTGTGTGATGTAATTAGTTCAGGTAAATTTGGTTCACTTGAAGCGTCCGCTAATAATATATTATCGAATTGTCCATCACTAACCACCTCATATAAGTGGTCATTTAATTCTTGTCCTCTAAAATACCAATTAACTAAATATTTTCCTGCGGTTGCTGATACTAAATCAGTACCATTATCATAGTAAAGATTATTAATTGTATTTGCTGTTGTGGTATAAACCCACGTACCGCCTGAATGGAAATTTCTAAAAAAAAGTCCTAATGAAGTTGTGTCATTAACTATTTGACGATTAGTGGCGTTCCAAACAACACCTGAAGATAAGGTTACAATACCTGTACTTCCACTTAAACCTAACGAACAACCACTTTCTCTCGCGAATCTATCTGTATATACAATACGTTCATTTAATTTACTTGGTAAACCCGCACCCTCATCACCAAACTCTAAAACGTGAATAAAATTATTTGTTCGATAGACAATCATATATAATAGAATACTACTAAAATCAACAGTCCCCTCATTATCTAAAACATTATATCTAGGAACCCCATTATTATATTCAATTATAATATAATTTGTGTCGTTATTTATTAATGCCGGAAGTGACCCGACACCTGTGGTTCCGCTTGAAATTGAATAAAATTTAAGAGGCTCAAAAAAATTAGGGTTGTCGTATAATGCAACCGTTATCTGCGGTAAATTAATTGACCCGTCATTATTACTTGACCAACCTGTGTTACCACTAATAACTCCCGGGTCATAATTAGATGGTCCAAAAATATTAAAAGTACCACCTGTACTATTTGTAAAAATAGTGTTGCCTTGGAAATATGTTCCTCCGGTAATAAAAACGTCTTTTGGTAAATTATAATATGTTGTTGCCGAAATTGTGTTTGCGGTTAAACCATCTGTAAATATTGTTGCTCCCGTTACTGTTCCTCCTGATAATGGTAAGAAAGGTGTTGCAGGCAAATTTTGATATGTTGTTGCGGAAATTGTGTTTGCAGTTAAACCATCTGTAAATATTGTTGCTCCCGTTACTGTTCCTCCTGATAATGGTAAGAAAGGTGTTGCAGGCAAATTTTGATATGTTGTTGCGGAAATTGTGTTTGCAGTTAAACCATCTGTAAATATTGTTGCTCCGGTCACTGTTCCTCCTGATAATGGTAAGAAAGGTGTTGCAGGCAAATTTTGATATGTTGTTGCCGATATTGTGTTTGCAGTTAAACCATCTGTAAATATTGTTGCTCCCGTTACTGTTCCTCCGGTAAATGTTTGAAGAACTCTCCAAGAAGCGTTTGTATCGTCATAACCATTAATACCTGATATTGTTGATGCCGTCCAAGCATTAATTAACACAATACCTTCAGGTGAGTTATTTTTAACCGTTGTTCCAAAATTTGATATAACTACTGTAGAACCCCCCGGACCTGTTGCTCCGGTAGCGTTGTTCCATAACGTATCATAATTATCAATATTGTATTGATATATTTTTTTGGTTTCATAAACATAAACTAACATCCCTAATTTTCTTCTACCTGAAGAAATGTTGTCAGAATTTAATGTTAACACATTAGGTGAAAAAATTTGACCCGTCCCAATTTGTAACTGAACCGGAATCGTATTACCGGAATATTCAACTAAACCTTGATAACCGTTAGGGATTATGTAATCTAAATCGGTTAAATTGTAAACTTCCATATACCCCCCTGTTTGAAGGATACTGAAATTTGTTCCAAATGTTGCGTTATTACGAACAGAAGGATTACCTAATGATTTTATAGGTGAAACTGGTATGTTATTTAAAAAATTACTCATATTATTGTGTTATGGTATTACCTCTAAAATAAATATTATTGTTATCGGTAATGTTAAATATTATGTTAGGATATGTTGTATAAACTCGGTATGTTGTTTGTGGAATTGTTGTTCCGGTGTAGGTAAATGTATATGTGTTAATTGCATCTTCAGTATATATATTTGTTAATAAATTAGAATCATTACTTTCATTAAAATCAATAATTGTTTGTCTTCCATTATTAGTTAATGAAATTGGGATAATCCAAATATACCACCCTAAACCACCAACATAACCTTGCAACACTTCGGTTGTTAAGAAATTATAGGCAACTATTGGGTTACCAAAACTATCGAGCCCTCCTGAAATTTGAGGAACCGTTTGACTAATTATTGGTGGGAACTCACCACTAGTCCAACCACTGAAATCAACATATTTGTTCATATCAATATTAAATTGTGTTTGGTCTTGTGTTGGTTGTGTATTGTTTGTAAAACCAAAGAAATTAGAACCACTATCATACATCCATTGACCAATACTTTCAGACCCACTTACAGGTTCAATAAATAACTTAGCATAATATACCGGAGTTGGTGTTAATGTTGGTGTTGGTGTATTTGTCGGAGTGTGTGTATTGGTTGGTGTTTGTGTTGGTGTTGGTGGTATTGGGGCGTAACATCCACATGGGTTCGTACAAGTCTCCGTAGGTGTTATTGTTGGGGTCGGTGTGGTAGTTGGTGTAGTGGTGGTTGTTGGTGTTTGTGTAGGAACTTTACAAGGGTTGAAAGAAGGAGTTGGGGTTAGTGTTGGTGTAGCTGTCGGTGTTTGAGTGTTTGTAACAGTCGGTGTTGGTGTTGGTGTAGGAGTAGGAACCGGAACATTCATAATAACAGGACAATCCGCCCCCTCAACTAATATAGTGTAAACACCATATACATTACGAGGTGGTGTTAATAATGACGGATTAAACACATAAGGTAATATTTGATTACCTAAATTTATAACCACATTAACACCGTTAGGTTTAAACAAAATATTTGCAACCTCCCCACTATAATTTATACTTTGTATCGTTATTGTATTTGACATATTTTATTTTTTTGTTAACCTGTTATTAATACCCTTAAATTATCAAATTGTAAATTTTGATTTGCCCCTGTTGAATAGTTAAAGAACACACCAAATGAACTCATTAATGATGAGGTATACGTACTATCAACCACACTACCAATTAACGTACTTACAGTTGTTGGGTCACCCCAAGCAACAGCACCATCATCTCTAAAATAATATGTCCAAGTATTTGTTGCCGGAGCGTATACAATTCTCGCACTAACATAATTAGTGTTTGCCGCGAAAACACCTCCCGTAATTATGGTGGTTTGTGTTCCCGCTAAACCACCGGTATATCTAACAAATCTCCAGTTTCTTGTTCCCCCACTACCATAAACTAATGCGTATCCGTTACCGGCATTTTGAAGGTTAGTTGTTGTACTTGCTAATACAACTGCTCCTCCGTATGACGACGCAAGAAATCCTGAGAATATGGAGTTTCTATTTGTTCTTAAATTAAACGACCATTCAAGTGTTCCACTATTACTCGACAATGTTGGGTTAAATGGTGAACCAAATCCTGAAAGAGGTACTGTGGTATATGACTGTCCCGCAGTACCACCGTTTGCAATATTTACATAAGTTGATGCCGATATTGTTGCATTACCCGTACCAGTATTTGTGTTTGTATAAACTAAAGATGGTGTTCCACCCGGAGATAATGTGGCTCTATTATAATCATCAGTAAATGCTGAAAAAACAGTCGGTGTTGAAGCCGATGTTGGTGTAGGTGTTTGTGTTGGTGTAGGTGTGTTGGTTAATGTTGTTGTTGGTGTTTGAGTCGGTGTTTCAGTTAATGTTGGTGTTGGTGTAGGGGTTTCCGTATTAGTTGGTGTTGGTGTAGGGGTTTCCGTATTAGTTGGTGTTGGTGTTGGAACAATAAATATACCACCATCTGTTATTGTCCAAGCATAACCTCCACTTCCGGTTGAACCTGTAAGGATAGCTTTTCCTGAGGAACCTGTTGATGTATAATTGGCTGAACCAAAATTAATTGTTACTCCTGTTTTTGGGTTTTTTGTGGACCATCCATTATAAATAGAATCTAAATTTGTTGTCGAGAATGTTGCTGGTGTTTTTCCTAACATAAAATTAGTAAAATCGGTTACACCTGAAATATTCCAATTTCCAATATCTTGGTTAAATTGTGAATCACTAAACATTTGGTACATATTATCAACTTTTGAAACATTCCAACTCGAGATATCTTGGTTAAATTGTGAATTTTGAAACATAGCTCTCATATTAGTAACACCCGAAACATTCCAATTATTTATAGGTTGATTAAATTGTGACCCATAAAACATTTGTTGAGTGGAAACAACTTTTGAAACATTCCATCCTGACAATGGTTGATTAAATTGTGAATCTTGAAACGCTGCTACCATATTAGTAACCTTTGATACATTCCAATTTCCAATAGGTTGGTTAAATATTGAATTACCAAACGTAAAAAACATACTTGTTACATTTGAAACATTCCATCCCGATAATGATTGATTAAATGAGGTGTTACCATTAAACATCGCACTAATACTAGTTATACCGGACATATTCCAATTCTCAATTGGTTGGTTAAATGTACCACTATCAAACATACCCTGTACACTAATAACTTTTGAAATGTCCCAATTTCCTATTGGCTGATTAAATTGTGACCCTTTAAATATTTGTTGTAAATTAACATTTGAAATATTCCATCCGGATAATGGTTGGTTAAATTGACTACCATCAAACATATTTTGCATATCGGTTACACCTGAAACGTTCCAATTTCCAATAGGTTGGTTAAACTGACTATTTTGAAACATTGAACGCATACTTTGAACTTTTGAAATATCCCAATTAGCGATTGGTTGATTAAATGGTCCATTAGAACTTGAAAACATTCGCTCCATAGTTGTTACATTTGAAACGTTCCAACCACTAATATCACTATTAAATTGAGTGTTAAAAAACATACCATACATACTTGTAATACCAGAAACATTCCAATTATTTACATTATTTATTGTTGATAAATTGTTACAACTAGTAAACATTCCTTGTAAACTTGTTATACCACTTAAATTTAATGTATCACTAACATTTGTTAATGACAAATTACTACAATTACTAAATTGACTAGTGGTTCCAACACCTAAATTAAAATAAGGTCCCCACTGTAATATTTCGTAAATATTACCATAACTTCCAAAGTAATTACCGAAACTAAATTTATTAATTAAACCATATATAGTCACAGTATAGTATCCCGGTGTTGTATATGTGTGAGTTTTATTTGCATTTGTGTTTGCTGAGGTACTTCCGTCCCCCCAATCTATAGTTCCTGAATATGTTCCTAAAGATGAATAAGGTAATATTATTGATTCTGAAGCGGATGTTGTTCTCCAAACAGAAACAAATGGTGGTGGTGGTGTTGATGATGGGGTTACTGTTTGTGTTGGTGTAGGTGTTTGAGTCGGTGTTTCAGTTAATGTTGTTGTTGGTGTTGGTGTATTTGTTGGGGTTTCAGTTGGTGTATTTGTTGGTGTTTCTGTATTAGTTGGTGTTGGGGTTTGTGTCGGAGTTTGCGTAGGTGTTTCTGTGTTAGTTGGTGTTTGAGTAGGTGTATTTGTTGGAGTTTCAGTTGGTGTTTGAGTCATTGTTGGTGTTGGGTTTGGTTGTGGGCAAACATTAATATTTACCACTTCTCCTATATTGTTTACATAAAAATAACCATCATAAAAGTTATAATATCCTTGAGAAAGGAGTGCTCCTCTATTATTTGTATATATTATACATCCTACTGTTATTGCAGCTAAACATGCTGCAGAGGTGTAGGAAGTAATAGGTGTAGGAAGAACAGATGGTGTACAAGGAGTACCAAGCCCCCACGAAGATAGATTAATTGTAACTAAAGATGGTGGTGTTGGAGTAGGTGTTGAGGTTGATGTCAAAGTAGGTGTTGGTGTAGGTTGTGGGCATACATCTATATTTAATACTAACCCTTCCTTATCGATATACAATAGTCCTGGTGTTCCATCCCATCTATTGTAATATCCTTTCTCAGCATTTTCTGTTCCTTCTGAATCAAGATACAAGTGACATCCAACAGTAATAAAATCAACACACGATTGTTCTGTATATAAAGTAATTAAACCTAATAAACAAGAAGTCTCACAAGGTATGCAACCTTCATAAGAAAATAAACCTTGTATTAAAACTAATGGTATAATTGGTGTAGGGGTCGGAGTTGGTGTTAAGGTATTTGTTGGAGTATTAGTTGGAGTTTCTGTAATAGTCGGAGTTGGAGTGTTTGTCGGAGTTTCAGTTAAGGTTTGAGTTGGTGTTTCAGTTGGAGTATTAGTCGGAGTTAAGGTTTGTGTTGGTGTTATGGTATTAGTCGGAGTTAAGGTTTGTGTTGGTGTTATGGTATTAGTTGGAGTTACGGTATTAGTTGGTGTTATGGTATTAGTTGGAGTTACGGTATTAGTTGGTGTTGGGGTTGGTGTTGGTTGGATTAAAATTATTTCCCACGTACTTCCATTCGGAGTTCCCGATAATTGACTAAAAAATGGTTCCCCATTATAGTTGTTATAATCTTCATTTATTGTAACAATAGTTTGTCCTGATAAATCCCCTAAACTAACCGTAACACCAGTAAATATTGTAATCGGAGTCCCACTATAGACATTTAGAACATTTTCAAAAGTAACATTTATTTCTTCACTATATGAACGGTTCAATACTAATCTATAATACGCAATTATAGAACCCGGTGTATATTCCACGAAAAGGGTTAAATTTAATGGTTCTGATGTGGGTGTTGGTGTTTGAGTATTGGTAGGTGTTGGAGTAGGACCATTAATCACATATGTAAAATCATCAACCGGACAGAAATTTTCACCACAATCAGGGCAATCAGGATTAAACATATCAAACGTATCTTTTAATAATTTAAAATTATGTTTAACTTCGTCTGATGATAATGGCTCCACATACATTCTGAATTGAGATATACCCCCATCAAATGTTCCACCAAAATTTTGTTCTAATAATATATCAGTCGTTAATCCACTAAACGTTGTTCCTAACAAATCGTTAGTTGGTAAACATTCCGGGTCTTGGATATAAGTTGTTCCGGTAATTGCCGAGAAAGTTAAATTTTCTCTTAAACCTTGGGTTCCACCACCCCACGAAATATTATAAGGAACACCGACTTGTTTTTCCTTATCTGTGGATAATGCTCTTGGGATAATTTCCTCAATATCTTGAAATGTGTGGAATATTCTTCCATTAATGTATATTTTTAATCTTCCTTTTCTAAAATCCTTATCAATCAACCATTTCTCATTTAGATTAACCAAATCAATTTGTTGTGGGTCAGTCCCACAAGTTTGTGTATATGGAACAGTGATTAACTCTTTTGAGTTATTTGCTAATCCATCTAAATATTTTTTCTCCGTGATATCTCCAATACCCCCTCTATACCATAAGTCACAAGTGTCTAACCAAGTATATCTCTCCCAAACGGCTGTAATATGAAACCAATGTTCCATATCTAAATAACTTGGATTAACTTCTAAACAATAAGGATAAATTGGTGGTGTACAATAATTGTCTATAGTGTATCCTGTTGTGTAAGTAATTCCTGTTGTTGAACAACTTCCACTAGTCTCACATCCTCCGGTAAATCTTAGTAATCTAACACCAATTTGAGGGTTATGTGGGTCACCACATAATTTAAATGATAATGCGTTTGACATTGAATCAAACAATGGGTCACTCTCACAAGTATTCTCAACTGAACCCGGAGTTACATTACAATTATCACAAGTTTGACAATCGTTACAAGATATACATTGTACACAAGTACATCCCGCAGTACAAGCCGTGATTGGTTCGCAATTTGAAGGGACCGGTATCGGAGTTGGTGTTGGAGTTGGTGTTGGTGTAGGTAATGGACAATCGTGTATTTTATATTCCCAACCACAACTAATACAACCATCACAATCCGCTTTAGTTGGTCTAGGTGGATAAACATAGATACATCTACTATTAACAACAGAATTATTACAACAAGCACAAGTTGTTAAACCTGTGACCTCTGAGGTAACTCTAGTGTAACCGGTAAAACATCTTGGGTGTCCGTCGGCGTAATGATAGAATTTATTTTCAGCACGAGCCCCAAAGTAAAAGAATATATCTTTGTTGTTTGGGTAAATCTCATTTAAGGTTGTTTCACCTAACGATGGAGTATATTCGTTAATTAATCTTGGTTTTAACAACATTTCAACCGACCATCCTTTATTCATTCTTTCAGGAAAAATGTTATAGTCATAACCAAATAATCTATAGAACCCTTGATAGAATCCACCATAAAGTTCGTGGTATCTACCTACACTATCATTTTTACTAACAACCTCATATAATATTGTGTCATTAAAACCTGAGAATCTAACATTAGAACTAGTGTATCCTGTAACTTGAAATAACTTTAATCGTCTATCAAAAGACAATCTATTGAATTTGGTGTAATCATTAATACCGTTTGTAAATGTGATTGACTGTCCCGTCATTGATTCCACCAACCCATTGTCAATCCCGGTTAAACCAATATCACAAGATGTATTAGCGGTTAAACAAAATAAATCAACATTATCAGGGTTGTAATAGTTTTTAGAAACAAAAAGATTATTGAAGTTATAGTTTTTATAGTATAAATCAATTTGTTGTGCAGAAATTGGGTTATTAATATCAAAATTAATAGGTAATTTATTACCATATGTCTCGGCAATTAAATAAGGGGAAAAAACAACCTCTTCTTTATAGTTTCTTTCATCAGTAGATAATGATATATCACTAACGTCTAACGCTAATTTTACACCCCAATTTGGTTTCGGAAATTGATTTATATTTTGACTCACAATCTTTTTTATGATAAATAGTCAGAAACGAAGTATTTATATATAAAAAGTTGATATGATTAATTTTAATACCGAATATTTTGGGAACAATTGTTACTTCTACATTAAAGATAGAGGTAACAAAATATCCCTTTATTATAATGTGGCGGACACTTTAACGGAATCAAGAAAGTCTGACGATAAACTTGAGTTCGATAAAAAAGACGAAAAAAAAGTTAAAGGTGTGGTTTCTTCAGCGTTAAAAACAAAATCAAAAGTTTCTAAAAAAGCTTTAGATAAAAAACTTAAAGGAATTAAACCCAAAGAAGAAATTGACGAATTTGTTGATGAGGACGGTAATATGTTAGGTTCAAGAATACCAAATCTTAGTCAAGTGTTAACTCCACACAAAACTATGGACCAAACCATTGCAATGTCAAGAGCGACAAACGACCCATTAACAAGAGGTTATCGTGTTTATTATGGTGAAAGTAAAGAAGGTTCAGATGAAGTAATTAATGAAGTTGATTATTCAGAAGCTTTTGGATATGAAGAAACAAAAGATATGGACTTTAAAGATACCGTCAAAACTCTTGAAGAAATGGGTGTTGAGAACGCAATCGAAAGAGCTAAAGAATTTGGTAAACTACCAAAGGCAAAAAAAGAAGACGGTGAATTAAGACAAAGATTATCAGAAAAGGATACCATAGAAGAACAACAGAAAAAAATGATGAAGAAAATGGTTGAGGATATTTTAACCAAAAAATCAAAAGATTCTTCTGATGTTATTAAAAACACCGGTGTTAGTAAAATATTAAAGAAAAATTTACAAGTAATTAAAAATATTGCAGATAAAGAAGGTATTAGTATCAATACTCTGATAAAAGCGTTAAAATCTTCAGATGAATAGTGATTTATACGGAAAGACATATACGGTACCGCAAGACGTTATTGAATATTTAGAACAATGTAATCAAGCTGTTGGGGAAGTTGATGAAACTACCGAAGGTTTTAAACGTAATAAAGATTTGCGTGAAAAAGGTGAGGTGACTTATCAACAACTAAAACGAATGAAGAATTGGTTTGATAATTTCAATGGACATCAAGATGAGACTTCCCATATTTTAAATGGGGGACACTACGTTAAAGATTGGGTGAACAATACCCTAAAAGGAGATAGAGATAGTATTAATACCGGAAAACAATCAAAATCGGAAGTATTACCAAATCAATACATTAACCCTCACGAAAAAGAAGGGATTAAAGATATGAATAGACCGAATCAAAAACATAGTTCATCAATTAATAAATTTGACACCGCTATCACAGAGAGTCTAAAAAGAATAAACGAATTAATACAAAAAATATAACAATTATGCCAGTAAATGAACCATTAAATTTTGAACAACCATCTAATGATTTGTCATCAATTGCCGAGGCTCAAAGAAGATTATTATTTCCAAAAAATGATTTTAAAAAAACAGCAAATGAATACTCCTCAGTTAACCCTGACGCAATTGCCGATGGTGATACCGCAGGTAAAGGAACAGGTAACTTTTTAGATGTTTATAATCAACAAGCGGGAGCTATTCAAGATATTCAAGAAAGAAACTCTGAATTAGTTATTAATGAGTATAAACCAAATGCACCTTATACAACACCAAGTGCGTAATGAAACTTTACAACACAGTTAAATCTCTTATTTTAGAAGTAGCGTCAATTGACTCAATTGTTAACGCTATTAAAAATAAAGATAAGATAATAATTTATTACGACGGTGATGAACCCGGAGGACGTGGTTTACGAGATATTGAACCTGTTTGTTTTGGATACTCAAAAGCCGGAAACCCTGTATTACGTGCTTGGGACAGTGAAGGAGCTTCTCACACAGGATATAAAGGGGAACAACCTTTACCGGGGTGGAGATTATTTAGGGTTGATAAAATCCAATCATTCAGACCATCAGGTGAAAAGTTTACAGAACCAAAACCCGGTTATAATCTTAACGGGGATAAAAGTATGACAAAAGTTATAATAAACGCTGTCTTCGGACAAAACTAAATACAATAATTAAATTTTATGACAAACGAATTAAGTTTAATGGAAAAATTAGTGGTATCTAAAAAAATAATGGATGCCCATAACAATACACCGAGAGGTGGTGTGGCATCATCAATGGATTCCTATAATTCACCTGAAGTTGAATCTTTTGAACCTGTTGGTGCAAAATATAATATTCCACAAGAATTTTTACAAGAATCTCAACAATCAGAACAACCTTATTTATCATCAATACCTAAAGCACCAACAATGCCACAACCTCTAACGGCAGATAGAGTTATGTCATCAAAATTACCGGACGCAATTAAACGATTGATGATTGAACACCCAATAGAAGTTCCAAACTCAATGGGTGGTGGTGGTTCAGTATTATCTGACGAATTAGTTGAGAAAGCATCTAGATTGATGAATTTAAAAGGGAATCAACAACCAAAACAATCGGTTAACGAACAAACTAAAAGACCACAACAGACACAATCACCAAACTTTAATGTGAATGAATTAAAATCTATGCTTCGTGAAGTTGTAGAGGAAGTTCTACAAGAAAATGGAATTTTGTCTGAATCAGAACAAAAATCTAATGAAGTCTTTTCTTTTAAAGTTGGAAAACATATATTTGAAGGTAAGGTTACTAAGATAAAAAAAATCTCTTAAACTTTATTTACTCTCAAGATTAACCCTCATCTACCAAGTTGGGGGTTTTTTAGTTTTATATGGTTGATATTCTTTTTGTTTTTTATTATATTTTAGAATATAATTTAAAACTATGAAAGAAAAAATTAATGTATTAGTTCTACCAAGTGACAAAACAGGTGTTGGTAAATTTCGCTCTGTTGACCCTCACGTATTCTTACAAAACTTATATCCGGATGACTTCCACGTAGATATTGACTACGAACCTCAAATAAATAATATTGAATATTGGAAAAAATATCAGATAATTCATGCTCACAGAACAATTGGACAAGATTATAATATCGCCCCTCAATTAATCCAATGGTTAAAGTCAATGGGTATTATCGTTATTGTCGATTTAGATGATTATTGGTTACCAACGGTTGAGCATCCAATACATAGTATTATTGTTAAACACAAAATTGATGAGAAAATTAAAAATAATCTGAGAGCGGCAAGTTATGTAACCACCACTACTGATATATTTGCTGAGGAAATCAAAAAATTAAACAAAAACGTTATTGTATTTCCAAACGCCATTAACCCAAAAGAATTACAGTTTAATCAACCAACACCTCCTTCTGATAAAATTAGAGTTGGGTGGTTAGGTGGCTCATCTCACTTACACGATTTAGAATTACTTGGGGGGTTTGTTCAAAAAAATAGTGACATTAACGATAAATTACAATATGTGATTTGTGGTTTTGATACAAGAGGAACTGTAACTGAAATAAATCCTCAAACAGGTGAAGAAAAACAACGAGAAATTAAACCACACGAAACTGTATGGGCTCGTTATGAGGAAATTTTTACAACCAATTATCAAACAGTTGATGATGACTATAAAAAATTCTTACAACAATTTAAAGAAGGTGAATATAATTCCGGAAATGTTTTACCTTATGTTAGAGTTTGGACAAAACCTGTCACAACTTACGCTATGAATTATTCAAAATTTGATATATCTTTGGCTCCGATTAAAAATCACATCTTCAACAGAATGAAATCTCAATTAAAAGTTATTGAGGCAGGGTTTTATAAGAAAGCTTTAATCGCGTCTGAAATTGGACCATACACAATCGATTTAGTTCACTGTTTGAAAAATGGTGAATTTAACGAAGAGGGTAACGCTATTTTAATCCCTGAAAGTAGAAATCATAGTGATTGGTCTAAAGCAATTAAGAAATTAGTTCAGAACCCTGAAATGATTAAAGTATTGGGTGAAAGATTATATAATACAGTAAAAGACAAATACGACCTTAACGTGGTTACAAAAAATAGAGCAGAATTTTACAAATCTTTAATAAAATAAAAAATGATAAAAATACCTTTAACCAAAATATTGTTTCTTGATATAGAAACTGTTGGTGGATGTAAAAACTATACCGAGTGTAAAGTTAACAATCCTAATGTTGCGAGTCAATTTGAGAAATATTTTGATTGGTTCCAAAAACGATTTCCTGAAGATGCCGGATTTTCTGCCGATAAAGTTTTTGAAAAAAGAGCCGCATTAGTTCCTGAGTTTGCAAAAATTGTTTGTGTTAGTGTTGCCTTTGTTATGGACAATGGTGATATTAAAAAACAATCGTTTTCAGGTGATGATGAAAAGGTTCTATTAAAAGAATGTCAAACATTACTTAATCGTTGTGGTAAATTAGATTTTTATCTATGTGGACACAATCTTAAGAATTTTGATATCCCTATGTTGGCAAAACGAATGATTATCAACGGATTAATGCCTCCAACACTTTTACCATCTTACGACACAAAACCGTGGGAGATTAAAGCTATCGATACCAAAGAAATTTGGCAATACGGAGCATATACGGCAATTGGTTCGTTAGACTTAATGTGTACTTGTATGGATGTTCCATCACCAAAGGAAGGTGATGTTACCGGAGATAAAGTTCACGACGCATATTGGAACAAAAATATGTTACCTGAAATCACCGCTTACTGTGAACGAGACGTACTTGTACTAATTGACGTAATAAAAAAATTAAAAGAATTAGAATAATGTTAGACAATTTTGAAGAGTTAGAAAATTTAAGAAAAAAATTACTTAATTTACAAGAGACATTCTCATCCGAAACAGGTGAGGTGGATTACGATGACATTTTGAAAGAAATGGATATTGATTTAGAACAAATTGAAAAAGATATTGCCGAGGGGGCAACTAAATTAGATTTACCTTATGAGATACTTCACCCGGATGCTGTTCACCCAAAATATAACTACGATAGTGATTCGGGGTTTGACTTACATTCTGTTGAGGATGTTGTTATCCCACCGTTTGGTAGAGCGTTAGTTCCTAGTGGACTATGTTTCGACATTAAAGACGGTTTTGAGATACAAGTTAGAACAAAAAGTGGGTTGGCAATCAACCAAGGACTTATGGTTTTAAATTCACCGGGAACCGTGGATAATGGTTACACCGGAGAAGTTAAAGGAATCATCTTTAATACAAACCCAACTGAGGTTAGAATACCAAAAGGTATGAAATTCGGACAAGCGGTTCTTTGTCCCGTTGTAAACGGTGCTTGGGTAGGATTAAATCAAGTTGAGAAAATAAATAAAAAAGAACGGGGTGAAAACGGATTTGGTTCAACAGGATTAGTATGATAACAGTAATTTATTCAACACATAAAGACGAACAATATAATAACAAATTTAGACAACATTTGTTACAAACTGTTGGTTTAAAAAATGTTCAAATATTGGAGTATGTTAACCATAACCAATTTAGTTTAACTGAAGTTTATAACAAAGGATTAAACGAATCAGTTAATGATATTATTGTGTTTTGTCATAATGATATCATTTTTGAAAAAGAATATTGGGGTAAACGAGTTTTAGAACATTTTACCAAAAAACCTGAATACGGTATTTTAGGTGTTGCTGGAACATCATATTACCCTAATTCCGGAAGATGGTGGGACATACAGGGTGAGATGATTGGTCAAGTTTATCATCAGCACGAAGGTAAAAAATGGTTATCTGAATATAATAAACCATTTGGGTCAAAAATAATAGATTCCGTTATTGTTGATGGTGTTTTCTTTGCCGTTAAAAAAAGTAATTTAAAAACTAATTTTGATGAATCATTTACCGGATTCCATTTTTATGATACATCATTTTGTATGAGTAATCATTTATCCGGAGTTAAAGTTGGAACAATTTCAAATGTCCCGTTAACACATCTTTCTATTGGTATGACCAATAATCAGTGGGAACAGAATAGATTATTATTTTTAGAAAAATACAAAGAAAAATTACCTATTAAATTAGAATCAAAATACCCGATAAATAAAATTAATCCAAAGTTACCGTTAGTTTCTGTTATAATTCCGATTTACAATTATGGGTTACAATTCGAAAAATCGTTACAATCAGTATTTGATTCTACCTATAAAAATGTAGAGATAGTAATTGTTGATGACGGGTCAACCGATACTTACGTTAAATTAAAATTAGAGAGTATTAAAGACCATCCAAATATTAAAATCATATATCAAGAAAATCAAGGACCATCTTCAGCAAGAAATAATGGGGTTAAAAATTCAAATGGTATTTTTATACTACCATTAGATGGTGATGACACTATTCATCCGGATTATATTCAATTCTGTGTTAACATTTTAAAAAACAATAAAACCATTAGTCCGGTTTATTGTGATACACATCATATAGGTCAAATACAAGGAATCGAAAAAAGACCTGAATGGTCTATAGAAAGATTAAGAGAAGGTCCGTTTATAGTTAATTGTTCAATGTTTCATAAAGAAGCGTTTGATGTTTGTGACGGGTATGATGTTACATTGAAAGGATGGGAAGATTATGATTTATGGATTAGAATGGGATTGAAGGGATATTCGGGGAAAAGAATACCAAAACCTCTTTTTGTATATTTTCACCACGAAAGTGACGGAACCGTATCAACAGAGGCGAATAACAACCAACAAGAGTTGTATAATAAAATAATGAACAAAAATTTTAAGAATGAAAATTTTAATTAAGTTTCCTACTAGAGGACGAACATTTAAATTCTTTAATGTTTTAAAAATGTATTACACAATGTGTGATGATTTAGATAATATTAAATTTTTAGTAACATTAGACACTGATGATAAAGTTATGAATCAACCGGGTGTTATTGAGATGTTTAAAGAATACAAAAACTTATCATACATTTATGGTGAAAGTAAATCAAAAATCGAAGCCATAAATAGAGATATGGAAACCGAAAATGATTGGGATATTGTCTTATTAGCATCTGATGATATGATACCAAAAGTTAAAGGTTACGATACAATCATTAGAAAAAAAATGAAAGAAAAATATCCGGATACTGATGGTGTTTTATGGTTTAATGATGGTTATCAAGGTAATAGATTGAATACTTTATGTATTTTAGGTAAAAAATATTATGAGAGGTTTAATTACATTTATCATCCAGAATATAAATCTTTATGGGCGGATAACGAATTTATGGATGTTGCAAACTTATTAAATAAACAAACTTATTTTAATGAACTAATAATTAAACATGAACATCCTGATGTTGGATTCGGTGGTCGAGACAATATACATTTAGAAAATTCTAAAAATGATTATATTGATAAAAATTTATATCTAAAAAGAAAATCAATAAATTTTGAATTAAATAAAAATTTATAATAAAATATGAATAAATTAATAATAAACCGAAACGAAGGTTTTTTTTCGGATTTTTTAACATTATTAGCGGGTATAATGTATTTTAACGATAATAATCAAAAATTTAATGTTGAATGGTTTAATTATATGTATAGTGATTTATCTAACGAAAATCTATATGATAAATTTTTTAAACAAGTTTATGATATTGAACCAATTACGTCAACATTTATTAATTTAACCCCTTATGGGTATTATTTCCCTGAAGCTATTGGAAATGGACTTGATGAATTAACTATTTTAAAAAATTTAAAAACCCCCTCTCAAACATTGATTGATTTAAAATTAATGGATAATATTTTTTTTAACAATATTGATAAAAATTATTTTAAAGGGTTAAAAACTTTAGGTGTTCAAAAAAGAGGTACAGACCATAGTACTCACGGAGCATTATTATCTGATGAAATTATTTTGTCAAATATTAATGAAGAATTTAAACATAACAGTTATGATAAAATTTATTTAATGACTGATGATAATAATTCTTTGAATTTTTTTAAAAAAGAATTAGGTGATACTTTAATTTATACTGAATCAAGAAGGGGTGATTCTAATGTTGGTTTACATTTTTCAAATCTACCAAATAAATCTAAATTAGCCGAAGAAGTTATTGTTGATTCTATTTTATTATCATTAACTGATTTTAAATTAGTAAGTAGAAGTAACGTATCAACTTTTTCATTATTAAATAATTTAAATGAAAATTTTAAATATATGGATAAACACATACATTATAGTTAATAATATGAAAAACAATATAACATTATATAATCATTTCCACAATGGTGATATATTTTACTCAAGAATATTAATTAATATTTTAAAAAACCATTATAACATTACATACTATCATAATCTACAATCACCATTATTTGAAGATTTACCTGAAGTTAATGAAATTGTGGGTATCCCCGGAAATTATGATATTCACAACACAAATTTAGAAAATAATATTGTGAATACTTGGATAGGACAAAAACAAATGATTTATGTATCACACCAACCTATTCCTGGTTGTTCATTTATTAATCATTTTAAATTAGTTACCGATATTTGTGATTTCTATAATATTGAATTAGATAATGATTTTAATAAGTATTTACCCTCTGTGATTAATACTAATTTAAAATCGCATGATAATATTGTAAACAAAATAAAAGAATTAAAACTAAAATATGATTTAATTATTTTAGTTTGTGACGGTAATGTAAATTCAAGTCAATCACATAATTTTAGTTTCACACCTATTGTTGAAAATTTGTCTGAAAATAACCCTAATTGTTTATTTTTAAGTACTAATCAATTATATGAAAATAATTCTAATGTTATTACAACATATCCACAAATAACAGAATCATTACCTGATTTATTACAAATTAGTCTAATTTCAAATCATTGTGATATTATTGTAGGAAGGGCTTCCGGACCATTTTGTTTTACACATACTAAAGAAAATTTTAATGACGATAAAAAAACATTCATTTCATTCACATTTAATGAATCTGAAGGTATATTTTATTATGATGGTAAAAATAAAAATTTATGGTCAAATAATTTAAATTATCCTAATATGATAACAACAATACAAAATGAAATAAATTTAAAAATTAAATAATTATGATAGGTGAAAAAATTGAAGAAATAATTAAAAATAAAACATTAGAAATTTTAACTAAAAATAAAAATGTTGAATTACCTGATGATATCATTGAAACCGATAATTTAGGTGAGGTGATTGAAAAATTATCCATATTACATTGTAGAATGTGGTATTTAGAAGACGCCATTAGTGATGCTAAAACCGACTCTGAAATTGCTGTGTTAAAGAAAAAAATTGACATCTGTTTTAAAAGTAAACGACCTAAATATGTTGAGGCAATAAATCGGATGGTTGATAATTCAATAAGTCAAGGTAAATCATTAATTGAGGATTCGGTAAAATTATATAAAGGTGTTGAGTAATTTAGTAATTGGGAATACATCTCAGTTAAGTCATTATTTCCCCAATGATTATGAAAAAATATCGTCCCGAAACATAGATTTTGCAACACTTTGTTCTAAAAAGTATGACAAGGTTTTTTTATTATTTGCGGAACAACGAACTTTTTTAAATGAATCTGATGAGTTTTTTATAAAAACTAATTTTGATTATACGTTAGAAGTTATTAATAAGTTTAAAGACATCTCAAATAAGGTCATCATTTATTCAACATCAGAATTGTGGAATAAATACGACGGGTGTGTCTCCCTAAGTGATGAGTATAACTATAATTACTCACCATATATTAAATCAAAAGAAATTCTCTGTAACTATATTAATCATAACAGAGATGTTTACCCTAACGTAATAATAATCTACCCATTTAACTTTAATTCTGTTTATAGAAAAGAAGGGTTTCTCTTTGGTAAAATATTTGATTCAATACTGAACGATAAAAAAATATCTATTGGTGATATTAATTTTAATAGAGATTTAACCCACCCTAAAAACATTGTTGATGTTTCATTAAAAGCCGATAAAGATTGTATTGTTGGTTTAGGTGAATTAATCAATGTTCAAAAGTTTATTGAGGACATCTTTACAAAATTAAATAAAAACATTATAGATTACATAGAATACGACGAATCCAATAACTTAAAAATAAAAAGAGGTGGTTATTATAGTTGCGAAAAAACAATAGATTATAACGACCTAATCAACTTAACAATTAAAGACATATATGAGTATTAAACTAGTAAAGGACACTATTGATTTTGATGACATCACCAAATTAATAGAATGGTTAAAAACCAATCCAAGATTAACTAAAGGAGAATTAACAACAACTTTTGAGGACTTATGGTCTAAATGGTTAGGGTGTAAGTATTCGGTATTTGTGAATTCCGGGTCTTCAGCCAATTTAGCGGCGATTTATTCGTTAATACTATCCGGTAAGTTAAAAAATAATAAAATTATTGTTCCAGCAGTTTCTTGGGTAACTACTGTGACACCGGCAATACAATTAGGATTAACGCCTATTATGTGTGATTGTGATAAGGATAATTTAGGTTTAGATATTAACCATTTAAAAACGTTAATTAAAGAAGAAAACCCTTCCGCAATTATATTAGTTCACGTATTAGGTTTTCCTAATCATATGAAAGAAATCATTGAGCTATGTGAAGAAAATGATATTTTATTAATTGAGGATACTTGTGAATCTATTGGTTCAAAATACGGTGATAAACATTTAGGAACTTTTGGAGATTTATCAACCTTTTCATTTTATTTTGGACATCATATGTCAACAATTGAAGGTGGTATGGTATCAACAGATAATGAAGAATTGTATCATATTTTATTATCCATTAGGTCGCACGGGTGGGACAGAGATTTACCTTTATCGAAACAAAAAGAATTACGCGAAAAATATAAGGTTAATGATTTTAAATCATTATACACCTTTTATTACCCGGGGTTTAATTTAAGAGCAACTGACTTACAAGCGTTTATCGGAATTCAACAAATGGATAAATTAGACCATATTGTTGAATCTAGATATAAGAATTACATAAGATATAAAGAAGGTATCAAAAATGATTTTTGGGAGGTTAAACCAACAAGTAATTCCTATGTGTCAAATTTTTCTTATCCTATAATAACTAAAAATCTTGACAGATTGATAACTGAATTACAAAATAATGATATCGAATGTCGACCATTAATTTGTGGGTCAATAAACGAACACCCATTTTGGTATGAAAGATATGGGAAACAAGAATTACCTAATTCAAAGTTAGTACACGAATATGGTTTATACTTACCAAACAATCACCAAATGACTGAAGAAGAAATAACTAAAGTAATTAAAATTGTTAACGAAAATATATGAAAAAATTATTAGTAACCGGTGGTAATGGTTTAGTTGGTTCTTCCATTACTTCTGATGTAAAAATTGGTAAAGAGTATGATTTGAGAAATATTGAAGAAACCGATAAAATGTTTGAATACCATAAACCAACTCACGTTATTCATTGTGCCGGTAAAGTAGGTGGTCTTAGTGCCAATATGAATTATAAAGGAGAGTTTTTTTACGATAACATAATGATTAACACTAACGTTATTGAATCGGCCAGAAAAAATAATGTTAAAAAATTAGTATCATTTTTATCAACTTGTGTATTTCCGGACAATATTGAATACCCAATAACTGAGAAAAAAATTCACTTAGGAGCCCCTCACTTTTCAAATTACCCATACGCATACGCAAAAAGAATGGCTGATATTCAAATAAGAGCTTATAGGGAACAATATGGGTTAGAATATGTGTCAGTAATCCCAACAAACATTTACGGACCAAATGATAATTTTTCATTAGACACCGGTCACGTAATCCCTATGTTATTACATAAAATGTATAACGCTCAAAGAGATAACGCTGATTTTGTTGTTTGGGGTAGTGGAACACCATTAAGGGAATTTATATATTCTAAAGATATCGCAAAATTATCTGAATGGGCCTTAGACAATTATAATGAATCAGAACCTATTATATTCAGTAACTCAAATGAAATTAGTATTAAAGATTTGGTTGATTTATTAGTTAATGAGTTTAACTTTAAAGGGAAAGTAATATTTGACAAAACAAAACCTGATGGTCAATTTAGAAAACCATCGGATAATTCAAAATTAAAATCGTATTTACCTAATTTTGAATTTACCCCAATTGAACAGGGATTAAAAGAAACAATAAATTGGTTTATAGAAAATTATGAAAACACAAGAAAATAAAATTGCTTTAATTACAGGGATTAATGGTCAAGATGGTTCTTATCTTGCAGAATTCTTAATAGAAAAAGGATATGAAGTTCACGGAACTTTAAAAAGAAATTCAGTAGCAGAAAATCAAACATCAAGATTGGATAAAGTATATGATAAAGTTAAATTACATTACGCTGATTTAACTGACTTATCATCATTAGTACGAGTTATTAGTGAGGTTAAACCAATTGAGATATATAATTTAGCCGCTCAGTCACACGTAAGAATATCATTTGACCAACCATTATACACCGCAAATGTTACTGGAATAGGAACTTTAAATGTTTTAGAGTCGGTTAAATTATTAGACCCATCTATTAAAATTTATCAAGCGTCATCATCAGAAATGTTTGGTAATTCAATTGATACCGATGGATATCAAAGAGAAACTACACCATTGAACCCTGTATCACCTTACGGATGTGCCAAAGTTTTTAGTTACAATATTTGTCGTAACTATAGAAATTCTTATGGTATGTTCATATCAAACGGAATATTATTCAACCACGAATCACCAAGAAGAGGAACTAACTTTGTAACTAATAAAGTCTGTAAAGAGGCCGTTAAAATTAAATTTGGATTATCGAATGAACTTAAACTAGGTAACTTAGATGCTACTCGAGATTGGGGACACGCTAAAGATTATGTTAAAGTAATGTGGGAGATTCTTCAATTGGATAAACCTGATGATTTTGTATGTGCAACAGGGATATCACATTCAGTACAAGACCTATGTGAGTATGTTTTTGGAAAATTAGATTTAGATTGGGAATTATATGTGAAACAAGATGAGAAGTTTTTAAGACCGGAAGAATTACATAATTTAAAAGGTGACCCATCAAAATTAGTAAAAGCAACGGGATGGACTCACGACTATACCTTTGAAACTATGTTAGACGAAATGATTGAACATTGGTTAACATATTATAAACAACAATAATTAAAAAATGGCTGAAGCTAGAAAAAGAAAACCAACAACAACTCCGACTCCGGAAGTCACCGGTAAACCGGTAAGTAAAAAAGATTTAATTGGTCAAATCATCAGGAGAAAAACTAAAGAAAAGTTTTTAACAGTAAATCAAAAAAAGTATTACGATACTCTAATTGAAAGTGAAATTACTGTTTGTTCCGGACCAGCGGGCGTTGGTAAAAGTTACATAACAATGAAAGCTGCAATTGATTTATTATCAGACCCAAAAACTCCTTATGAGAAAATTATCATTGTTAGACCGGCGGTTGAAGCCGAAGAAAAATTAGGTTCACTACCCGGTAACGTAGAAGAAAAATTAGACCCATATATTTTTCCATCATATTATTTATTAAATAAAATTATTGGAAAAGAATCTCGTGAAAAACTTAAAGAGATTGAAGTTATTGAAGTATTTGCATTAGCGTTTATGAGAGGTATGAATATTGATAATTCTATTCTAATATTTGAAGAAGGTCAGAATGCCTCGCCAAGTCAAATGAAACTTCTTTTAACAAGAATTGGGTTTAACAGTAAATTCTTCATATCAGGTGATGTGGAACAATCGGACAAATATAAAAATAAAACCCACAGTGGTTTATGGGACGCAATCGAAAAGTTTAGAGATGATGACTATGTGTCAACGTTTGAATTTAAAGATAAAAACGATATTGTACGAAACCCATTAATTAGTAAGATATTACGTAAATACGATAACGAACCGGATGAGAATAGCAATTGAGATTAACGGAGTATTAAGAAATACAATAGATAAAATAGAACAAACCTATCAAAAATATATGATAGATAAGACGGAGGGGTTGGAAGACGAAGAATCTTTTAAATATGAGATATCCCTACCGGTAGATAGTTTAAATCTTAGAAATCATTTTAAGTTCCAAACGGACGAAGAATTATATTCATTTTTATATGAGGAGTTTCCTATGGAAATTTTTGGACACTCTCAATCAACTGAATATTCAACCTTCAATGATTTAAATGAGATATACGTAAATTTAAGAGATAATCACGACATATTAATTGTGTCTGATGAAATGGGTAGGTCAAAACCATCATCGTTATTCTTCTTATCAAAATTTGGTTGTCAGATAGAAAAAGTAAAATTCTATAGTAATATGACAATAAATTCAATGTGGGACGAAATTGATGTTTTACTTACGGCTAATCCCGCCTTATTATTAGAACATCCGGATGATAAAATTATCATACAATATCAAACGGAATACAATAAACATATCAAATTAGACAATTCTATAACAACAATTAAAGAATTAGAATTTGAATTAACAAAAATAATATAATGTTAAAAGTATTAGGTGAAAATTATTATTTGGATTTAGACAAAATAGATGACTACGTTCAAATTAAAGGGGATAAAGTTGTTACCTCAGGTATTACAGAATCAACCCACATTAGTATAATTAAATATGAAACGGTTAAATTAATGATGGAAATAATTATGGACGAACCGGAAGAGATTGATGAACAATTAGGTGCAAAGGGTACTAACAATTTATCAATACCATTTAAAATTGCGTTTAACACGCTACTTTATAAAAACTTACTAAATAAAATATAATATGAATCAAGAACAAATTACAAAATTAGAATTGTCTATTGAGAATATGAAAAATAAGAAATCTAGAATTTATCTTATTGCTCAAGACACCAAAGGTAACGCTAAAGCATCTATTGCTTACATCTATAGATTAGCGTTATCATTATTAAACGCCGGGTATAACCCAATTATTTTACACGAAACTCCTGATTACACTGGTGTATCTGAATGGTTAGGTGAAGAATATATGGTAATACCACATAAATCAATTGAGGGTCAGAATTTAGATGTTTCTCCGGAAGACTTAATTATCATCCCGGAACTATACGGTTTTGTTATGTCTCAAGTTAACAATTTACCTTGTGGTAAAATTGTATTATGTCAATCATACGACCATATGTTAGAAACGTTACAGCCAGGACAATCTTGGAGTGACTTAGGATTTTTAAAATGTATAACAACATCAAACAAACAAAAAGAACAAATCGAAAGTGTTATGAGAAACATATCTTTTGATATCTTAACTCCATACATTTCTGATAGTTTTAAACCTCAAACCTTACCCGCAAAACCAATCATTACAGTACATTCAAGAGACCAAAGAGATACGGTTAACTTAATTAAAACATTCTACATTAAATTTCCTCAATATAGATGGGTAACCTTCAGAGATATGAGAAGTCTAACAGAAAAAGAATTTTCAACCGGGTTGGAAGAATCTTGTTTATCAGTATGGATTGATGAGACAAGTGCTTATGGAACATACCCATTAGAATCTATGAAATGTGGAATACCTGTATTAGGTTTAGTTCCTAGTTTAATTCCTGAATGGATGAGTGAGGAAAATGGTTTATGGATTAACAATAAAATACAATTAGTTGACTTCATTGCCGATTATTTACAAAATTGGTTAGAGGATAATGTAAACGAAAACTTATTTATTCAAATGAAAAAAACTGTTGATTCATTACCAACTAAAGAATCTTTTGAAAAAGAATCTGTTGAATTATTTGATAAATATTTAACGTCAAGACAAGAATCTTTTACTGAACAATTATCTAAACTACAAACAATTTAAGAACAATATGGAAGAAATTAAAACATTTGATGTATCGGTTATCTTACCGATTAAATCGTCTAAAGCACGAGATTTTGACGAATACTTTAAAAAAGCTATCGATTCGTTAAGAATACAAAAAACAGAAATAAAAGAACTTGTTATTGTTCATACTAACGAAACATCTTTAGTTGAATACTTAAACGATTTTGACTTTGGTGATTTACCGGTAATTAAAGTTGAGTGGACTAAAGAACCAAATTACTCGGCACAAATTAACTATGGTGTTAGAAGTGCAAAATCAACGTGGGTTTCATTGTTTGAATTTGATGATGAATATTCTTCAATTTGGTTTAAGAACGTTCTTAAATATTCTGAAATATATCCTGAGGTATCGGCATTTTTACCAATAGTTGTTGACGTAGACCAAAACACAAATTTTGCGGGTTTCACTAATGAGGCAACATTCGCAGCAAATTTTACACCTGAAATGGGAATCTTAACAAATGAAACGTTAATGGATTATCAAAATTTCCAACTATCAGGGATAGTAATTAAAAAAGAATCATTCATTGATTATGGATTGTTAAAACCATCGTTTAAATTAACCTTTGGGTACGAATTCTTTTTAAGAATGACATACAACTCAATAAGAATTATGACAATTCCTAAAATTGGTTACAAACATATGAACTTACGTGAAGGTTCTATTTTTTGGAATTACAAAAATGGTGACGATATCATTTCCCCGGACGAGGTTAAATTTTGGGTAGAGTCAGCAAAAAAAGAGTTTTTCTTTATTAATGACAGAGCCATAAAATACGAATCTCAAGAATCGTAATGACTGAATCAGTTAATTTGACAGGAGACACCAGCGTTGAGTTAAAGAAGAAAGGTAGAAAACCAACCCAATTAAATTATTTTGATGTTCGAGAAGAACTGGCAGTTGTTCGATTTTTAGAAACCGAATGTCATCACGAGAGAAATAAAATTTATAATGAGTTTTTATTAAAACCTTTAGATAAGATGATATCTTCGATTATAAGAAGATACAAATTATATAGAAAAGACATGGATTTTAATGAAATCCATACAGATACTCACTCATTCTTAATAACAAAAATAGATAAGTTTAAGCCTTCTAAAGAAAAGAAGGCTTACTCTTATTTTGGAACCATATGTAAAAATTATCTTATGGGTCAAATTATTAAGGACCAAAAAGAAACTAATAGAAAAATTTCTTACGAAGATATTTCAACTAGTTTAGAAAACGATGAAGGGTTCGCATATTACATTGAAAATGATAATTTAGATTCTGAAAGGATTATTCATCATTTTTTAATCAAATTAGATTTGTTTGTTAAAAATGAAAATCTAAGTGAGAATGAAATAAAACTCGGACAAGCATTATACGATTTATTCGATAATTATGAAAATATTTTTGTGGGTAACGACAATAATAAATTCAACAAGAATATAATATTACTCTCATTGAGGGAAATGACCAACCTTTCTACTAAAGAAATTAGAGGGTCAATGAAGAAATATAAAAATATGTATTTTGAGTTAGTCCAAACTATGGTTAAATAAAATCCAATATTAAATATTTATTGTTATGGCAAGACCGACAAAAAAAGAAATTAATCTTTCAAAAGAATCAATGTTATCATTGATGCAGGAAATCTATAACGAAGTTGTGGAACAACGAAATACTGCAATAAGAATACAAAACAAGATGTTAACAATGATGAAAGAACCGGAGGATATGACTGTCATTGGTCCGGTTATCGAAAAACAACAAAAAATTGTTAACGACTGTATTGAGAAAAAACTAACCCTATCTAAGTTACAATCTTCTATGTGGGAAAAATCTAACGCTAATAAAGATAGTGGAGCAGGATTCTCAATAACTGATTTAGGGGATGATGAACTATTCAGAACTCTAATGGAAAAAGACATTTCAAAAGATAACGATTCTTATAAAATGAAAAAATAATATGGGTTCATTAGACATTAATTTTGGATATAATAAAATTCAAAAGAAAGTTAACGCAACAAAATCTTTTGCTGATATTAAGTCTCAGTATGACGAGGCAAATAGAAAAGCGGGTAGTTCCTTTGAAAAAACAAAATCTCAAGTTTCAGAATCATTAAACAGTGTTAAAAGTCAAACTAAAAGATATCAGAAACAAGTAAAAAACCAATTTGAACAACTTTTAGATTTAACCAACACAACAGGTGGAAATGGTAGTGGTTCACCATCATATATTAAAAGACTCTTAATTAGAACAATTAAAAACGTACAACCAAGGTTACGAACAATTGTTATTAAAGATTGTTTAACAGCATTAGGGTGTGACCAACAACAAACATACACATCTCCGGAAACAATTTATGTAAAAGTTGGTTCTATCGATTTATTTAATAGATTATTAATTGACCCCCAAGATGAAGTAGGTGCTGTTGTTTACGAAAAGAAGTCGATTCAAGTAGGACAAATTCCATTCTCAATGAATCGAGAATTACATCAATTAACTCAAAATAATAGTATATACACTCACGTAGGTAAGTCGGGTCAAGATTTATTTAAAATACAATATGTAAACGCTGACCCAAATGGTGTAACAGGTGGTTGGTTTCAGGTTGATTTAAGTAGTAGAACCGGACCTCTTAGAGTAGGTGAATTTATGGTTGATTATTACGACACAATAAGAATGGCGGAAGACACCGATATTATTGGGTCTATTATGGAATCCTTATCCGGTGCAATATCAATGAAAGTATCTGCGGGAACATCTCAAGTTGAAAACGCAAGTAAATACGAATTAATATTGGCAAGAATATTAGGACTTTGTTTTGATAGTAGGGGTAATGAAATAGATACTAGTGGTATTGCTAAGATAGCTGAACTAGATGGTGTTGACGATTCATTTTTTGAGTTTACTGAAATTGATTTAAGAAATATTGATATTAGAACACAAAACATTAAGAAAGGGGTTATTCAATTTGAGGATTGTGATAACATTGATTTACCTGTTAACTTCAACGAAATTATAAGTGCGTTAGGACAATTAAATTTTTATGAAGGTTCTGAGTTTGAAGAGGCGGCAAATAACATAACAGATGTTTTGGCAAACAATCCGGCTTGGATTGGTGTTGGAATAAATGTTACCCCACAGGTTGTTGTTGACACAAATTTTATAAAATTAATAAGTAACGGAATGATTAGTGCTTTAATTACTCCAAAAATGATATTACCAATTATTGTTATGTATAAAGCGTTGGGTAATACATTGGCGGACAATATAAAATCATTTGTTGATTTCGCTAAAATATTTAAAAAGTTCTTCATTAATTTAGTATCTAAAGTAGGTGCAATATTTGTTGAGGAATTGTTTAAATTAATTAAAGAAGACATTTTGAAACTTGTTCAACAAGTTATTAAAGATATTGTTAAAGAAAAGATTGTTAAAAAATATGCAATGATATTAAAATTAATTGCGTTATTATTGGCAATCATTGGATTGATAACGGATTATCGTAAGTGTAAAAACTTAATAGACGATATATTGGCGTTATTGAATTTATTAAATCTCCCCGGACTGAGTAGTGGAATACCATTACCATTCTTATATGCCGCACAATTATTGGATGGTTACTCCGAATCAAGAGCCTTTATTGGTGCCATTGAAGAAATGCAAAGTATGGGAATCCCTACCGGAGCGATGCCAAGTGGTGCACCAAATTTTGATTTATTAGGGAAGTTTGGACAAATGAAAGCGATGGCTATGGAAGATGCGGAAAATAATAAACTTCAAGTTGCGGTGGGACCATTGGTGGTAACTCCGGCGTTCTTGACTGTTCCTGCCAGTTCGTATGGTAAAAAATTCTAATTATGGATAAGAAAGAAAAATCTGAAAAAGTATTACAAATCATTAAAGAACATAAAACATCGTCAAATAAAGATTTAATTCTTGCGATGGATTATCTTTTGGAGGATTTTGAATTTACTAAAAAATTAGTTTTAAAAGGAACTGAACAATTAGATAAGTTAGAGTTAACTTACAACACCATATTAAAAGAATATCAAAAAAGAATAAAACCAAATGATAATAGATAGTCAAAATAAGTATCAAATATTATTTCCGGGATATGTTTACGATAACCAAGACCCAATGATGTTGGGTAGAATTAGAGTTATTCCTGAAACTAAAAATTATAACGATATAATCGCGTCCGTTCCGAATTGGGATGAACAAAAAGATATATGGACATCGAGAGACCCATTACTTTTTATGCCGTTATTACCGTTTTATATTAGTCAGACACCTAAAAAGGATGAGTATGTTCATATTGTTTATATGAATAGAATGTCCGAATTTAATAACCAATTTTATATTCAAGGTCCGTTCTCGTCTCCAATGACAACACCTTTTGAACACTACCAAGGCGCCAAAAAATTCTTGGCAGCCGGAGATAGAATTAAACAAGGTATGAGTCTTAAAAACCAAGACGGTGAATACCGTGATAAAAACAGTCAAGGTATCTTCCCTGAACCTGGTGACAACGCTTTGTTAGGTAGAGGAACCGCTGACGTTATTGTAAAAGAAAATGAAGTATTAATCCGTGCCGGAAAAACAAAAGAATTATCTAAAGATAAATTCCCAATTGGTAATCAAAATAGAGCCTTTTTACAGTTAACAAGATTTACTCAAACTAAAAAAACATTACCACCTGAAACAAAATATAGATTAGTTCAAGATGTTTTATTAGTTAAAAAAATGATTGTTTGGGATATTGCAACATTAAATACGACGGCAGATTCCTTTACCGGGTCAGTTAAATTGTATAATCTTAAACCAAGTCCAAAAGTTAATACGGACAACTTTAAATACGATACCATATTAAAATTAAATAGTGGTGAAGATTATGGTGTTGAACTAGAGTCCATATCGTTTGTGGGTAAAACTTTTCAGGAATCGGTTAAATCAATTAATGATTTTATTTCTAAAGTATTTAACCCAAATGTTACATTTACAGGAATAACAATTAATAACCCAAAAAATCTTGCTGACCAATTTCCTTTTGTTGTTACACCATCAAAACAAACATACGATACCGGTAAAAACTTTACACCATCAACGGCATTAAATGATGTTGTTGAATACGTGAATTACAAAAGATTTTTTAATAAAATTAAATTAAATAATTCAAAAGAAGAAGGTTGGTTTTTGGTTTCAGAAAATAAAGGGGGTAAACCTTTATTTGGTCCTCAAGGAACTGTTAAAGAAGAAACAGTAATACCAACAACATTTCAAAATGAAGATGTTACTTACGGTGTGTTAGGTGCTCAAAAAGTATTTTTATTATCTCAAAACGCAACAAGTCCTAAAGGACAAATTGATTTATCTAATACGTTATACGGTATTCCACAGGATAAATTTGTTGGTGCCGGAGATACATTATTTGAGAAAACATACTCAAGTGTTAGAGGTGAAGAATTGGTTAAACTGATTGAGAAAATTGTTGAATTTTTAAACAATCACGTCCATCCTCATGCTAATATGGTTCCGGATGAAGCGACTCAAGGTTCTAAAACAACCAAGACTAGTATCAATCAATTACTAGCCGATGTAAATAATACTGTCTTAAATCAAAATATTCGATTAAACTAAATATTTATTGTTAAAAGATTTTATGTCAATTAACAATTCCTATTTTAGTAAAAACAATACAATCATATCAAATAGTTTAACAAACACCGGAAGAAACCCTGTGACTGAACTATTTTATGGTTCATTAGCGACTTCACAATACCCAAATGGGTTTAGCCGTTTCATTTTTGATTTGGATATGTCTCTTCTTCAAGAAAAAATATCTGACGGAACAATATCTACAACTTGTCCTGATGCTATGACACATACGTTAAGAATGGTTAACACATCAACCTTTAATATTGAAGAGTTAAATACAACAACATCTCAAGCTAGATTGAGAGCAACTTCCTTTGATTTAATATTATTTAGAATACCTAACAACCAAATGTGGGACGAAGGTGTTGGATATGACTTTGCTGACTTAATATATGATTATAGTAATTCAGATAGAAACTTCTCAACAAGACCGTCAAATTGGATTCAAACAACAACATTAAGTGGGTGGACATCACCGGGTATCTATAACAATAATAATTCAGGTTCAACACCATACAGTGCGTTAACTATTGTAGACACACAACATTTTCAATTCGGGAATGAAGACATATCTTTTGATATGACAAGTGAAATTAATAATATCTTAACAAATGGTTTAACCGGTGTAACAGGATGGGGAATTGCTTATTTACCTCAAATTGAAAACTTAACGGGGTTAACTGAGAACTACGAAGTTCAATTCTTTACAAGACATACTCAAACCTTCTACGAACCATTCTTAGAAACAAACTATGATGATTTGATTGAGGATGACAGAAACTCATTTTCGTTAGGGAAAATCAATAAATTATACTTATACATATACGAAGATGGTAATCCTATCAACTTAGATGAATTACCGTCAGTGTCTATTTCGGATTCCAATGGAACTCCTATTTTAGGATTAATGAGTCCTTACTTAGATGTATGTCAGAGAACCAAAGGTGTTTATGAAGTTACAATACCACCATTAATTGGGTATCGTACACCTTGTTCTTTTTATGACATTTGGTCAGGGTTAAAATTAAATGGTTTTTCTTTACCTAATATAACCAATGACTTTGTATTATACCCGTTAAAACATTCAATTCAAATTGGTACGTCAACTCAGGACCCAAAGATTTATGGATTTGATTTTTACGGAATAAAACAAGACGAAAAAATATACAACACAGATATTAGAAAAGTTGGCGTGGTAATTAAACAAGCTTACACAACAAATAAGTTACTTCCAAACGTAAAGGCTCATTACCGAGTGTATGTAAGAGAAGGGCAAACAGAAGTTCAAGTTCAAGGATGGACAAGAATTAACCAAACCCCAAATGAATATTACTTTATGTTCGATACGAGGGATAAAATACCAAACGAATACTATGTTGATTTGAAAGTTGAGAGTAGTGGGGTGATTAATACCTACAAAAAACAAATCAAATTTCAGATTGTTAATGTGAAGTATTTGGAATAATAAGATATTTATAAATAAAAACTAAAAAAAAAATAATACAAAATATATGGCAAATTATATTATAAATGATTGTTTAACTAATGAGGAATACATTGTTTCTGCAATAACGTTAACAGTGGGAGAAACAGTAGGGTATTCTATTGACGAGATAGGATTTTGTGCTACTGTTGGGGTAGAAACGTCTAACCCTCCAACTATAGGGGTAACCTTGGGGATATCATATACAGATTGTTGTGAGTGTTTAAGTGAGACCACAGTGGATTTAAATTTTAAATTTATACGATGTGGTACATTAGAAGAGATTAATATAGACCCAACTGAATTTTGTAGTTACTTTGGTGCTCCCACATCAGGTAGTACTTATGAAATACAATTTGGTAGAGGAACACCATTTTGCGTAACTTTTGATGGGTTAACTAATTCGGGTGAAACAAATTATTATTACTATTCAGGTCCCTTTTTAGATTGTGAAAATTGTGTATCACCACCACCTATATCCGCAGGAACAGAAACAATTATGTGTGTACTTGATTGTAGTGGTAACACTATAACAGTTGTCCCACCCCACCCAACTTGGACAAACGCGTATGGTAAGGCAGTTGTCTTACTAGATGCAATCGAACTTGGTGGAATGAATGGATTAAATTCGTAAGTTATGGGTAAGGTAGTTAAACTTTCAGAATCAGATTTATCAAACATTATTAAAAAAGTAATGTCTGAACAAGATTACTCATCCGATGTTAATAGACCAACGAGTGATAGAGAGAGACAAGTCAAATCAATCTTTGGTGACAAATACGGTTCGTATATCCCAAATGATGTTCTTAGATACATAAGAAAAAACCCCGCACAATTCTTCAAAAAAATATATGAAATGTATGGAGATAGAGCTTATGACTACTTAGATAAAGCAAAAAATAAAGGAGGAATTTAATTTTCTCCTTTTTTTTATCAAATTATTTTTTTATATATAAAATTTTTACGTATCTTTGTCCGATAATTCACTAAAGATATGATAAAATACATAAAACGAAAATTAAAACGTAGAGCTGTTAGAAAGAAACTATTAGAGTTACAGATATTATACGATGTTGTTGACCCGGGAAGATTGGCGGATATCAATGATTGTAAATTTATTTTCCGTAATGTCTTACGACATTCCAATTCCATTTATGAAATTGCTCCACTATCTGACCATAGAATTATAGAAAATAAAAAATTAGGTGTATTCATTATCTTAGACGATAAAAAAATTACAATAATCAATCACGTTTGTTATTATAGTAATATCCCCCTTACTGATAGAGATTGGAAGAAAATGTCCAATATGTATGATAACAAAGTGCAACAAAATAGAATGCAACGTATTGAACAAATGAAATCCCAAGTGGAACATTCATTATCAAAATTAAAGAATAGAATCTTAATTAAATCAAAAACCCCCACTGTTGAGTAGGGGTTTGTTATTTAAAACATATCTTCAAGACTCTGTAAGTGTTTCTTAACGATATCCAAGTCACTAATGTCCGTATACGTCATTCCTCGACTCTTTAAGGTTTGTATTTCTCTGTGTAGGTGTGATGTCATTTGTCTAACCATATTTGACATTGATGGATAATTTTTAATCATATTATCTAGATAATAAACATCCTCAGGCAATTTTAACACATCACCAATTTTTTTAACCCAATCCTTACCGTAATTATCGGCATCCATTTCCATATCCCAATAGATTTTATAAAATTCCTCAAAATCCTCAATATCCCCCATATAGGAATCCTTCAAATCAAATTCACTCATCTGTTGTTCGTGCCTTAATTCGTGGAATAAAATATAAACAAATGATGCAAAATTTGGAAACATTTCAGGTGAACATAAAATAATTGCCTTATTTGTTCTAACCCCTTTAAATCCGGTGTTACAAGAATTCAATACTTTTATAACATATCCCCTATCTTGAACAAAATCTTTTATCTTCTCAGAAATCAAATCATATTCCTTCATTTTATCCTCAGGAATATCCTTTCTAAACTTATCAATAACTCTGTCGTAATTAGAGGACATTTTTAGTCCATTTGGGACAATATCTCCCAATATGGTGCCTTCGGTTATCTCAACCCATTCTTTAACCGTATGAACGTCGTGTGTGTCTATATCATAACTTCCGTCAACACCTTTCTCCCACATACCAATAACACGTTCAACATTATTTTTTATATGTTTACCTTTAGCTTTTTTATTATGGTGATTATCAACATCAATACTAAAAGGAAATAATTCAGTCTTTCTCCATTTTTTTAATCCTAACTCAATTGGACCATTGTATTCACCGGCATTACTAGCCAACGTATTTTCTTTAATTGGAACAACTTTTAAATTTTTCTTACCGGGTGTTTGATTAATGTTGTTACCCTCTTCATCACTATTGGTCGAATCAGGGTGTTTCGTCATATAATTAGTTACCTTTCTTGCCTTCCCCTCTATCTTCTTAATCTGTTTCTTTGTTTCATCCATCGAACCATCATAACTATCAAATTCCAATTCAGGATTATCATACTTAGATACCGATGTCGTAAACGGACCCATTTGAGATTTTTTGAATTTTCTAATACCCACTTGAAGAGGTGCTATAAACGAACCTCTAGTTCCACTCTCTCCGGTAGCCTCTTTAATCTGTATTTTGTTATTTTTGTTCATATACTTATAAATATCAAACAAATTAAAAAAATGGAAGAACCTCAATTATTCGGAAAGCTATTTGAATCAATACCAATCCAATCTGAAGAACACTTAGATGCCATACTTGAAACTATGGATAAAGAACACGGAATATACTATCTAACCCAAGCCGTTAAATACGCATATCAATCCGGAATATTCTCATTAGGAGAATGTGAAGTATTATCAAAAGCAATTAGAGTAACCGCCAAAAAAGAAAAAGACGTAGAATAACGTCTTTTTTTATATAAAAATTTTGGCAGTTAAAATATTATATTTATATTTGTCAAACAAAACACAAACACTATGAAAAAGTTATTCTTATTATCGTTATTACTTATCGGAACATTAACCTCTGTGGCTCAAGTTAAACCAAAAACAAAAGACATTGACAAAGATGCCAACGTCTTGATGGATTCGTTATCTAAAGTTTATAACAAAAAAGTTTTTTCTATAATGAAAATTACTAAAAACGATACTATCAAAACCTATATTGCCTACGCAAAAGATAATAAATTAACTTATGAGTTAATTAGTTCAAAACGAATTAATTAATACAACGACCTACTAACCCGTAACCTGTTTTAATTGTTCCGGTTCCAATAGGTGAATATACTTTGATTTTTTTATCATTATTTGGTGAATCAAATTGAACTGTGGTTCCCGCATTCGATAATTTATAAATAACAAACTCTGTTCGCCCTTTTTTAATCATACCCGCCATAGCTTTTAACCCCGGTTCTATCTCACTACCCATTTTTTGATAACTACGTGAATTGGGGTCATTCAATAATTGTTTAACCAAATCAGCATAATCTGTAACTGTTATCGTTAATATTTCACTACCTGAAACCGCAACCGGGTTAGTTTGACTTACCAAAGTTAAAAGATAAACATATAGTGGAGTATATTTCCAATCCGGGTATTTACTAACGTCACCCGTAATATACCCTGTGTCCGTTTCTATTTTACCCTGACTATCCATAATAACCAATCTATCCGGAATCTGTCCCGGAGTAAATGTAACTTCCCCTTTACCTTCTAAAATCTCATCAGTTGTTACATAATCTAAATTAGGGTCCCCTTGACCAGCTTCAACATCTAAAACAAAATTACACTTTGAACCACTACCTGTGATAGTAAAGTTTACAAATTGCTCACCACTATATAATTTAATCTTATCAGGATTTTTATTATCACCTTTAGTCTTATCATATGGTGTTTTACCTAAAGATACTTGACTAACATCTGTAGGAACTTTAATAGTTAAAACACCATTTTTAATTAAATCTTGAAATACTTCTTCAAAATACCCTTTCACAGAATTAGCTCTCGCCAATGCTAAACTACCCTTTTCTTCAAATCCTTTTGGATTCGTAACATTAGATTCCCCTGCAGTAATAGTTATAACAAAATTTTTACCACCATCATCCTTGATAAATTTATCAATTTGAGGTTTTAATGAAATTATTTTTGACTTAACATTTGGAGAATCAACCTGACCATAAGCAAATTTATCACCAACATTTTGAACCGGAAAAGTAGTGTTAGTCGATTTTGATGTAGTTGTCGAATGATATTGGGGTTGAACAACCTGTTCTAACGTTAAATATTGTCGTTTTGTTGCACTCTCGTGAAGATTTAATATTCTACTTCTTTCCTCACTCGATATCTCAAATAAATTGTTCATATTTTTCTTTTTATATAAATACCTCAGTATTTAAAAAACTTTATTTGATTTACGAATATTCTCCTCACCCCACATTGGTTGAAGGTTATCCAAACACCAACATCTCATAAATTCCTCGTCACCCATCTCTTGTATATCAAAAGATGTAATTGGTAGTTTATGGTCCACGTGCCAAATTCCATAGTTATCCCACGTCATATCATCCTTAAATTGTTTTTCTAAATGATTAATCAATTCCTCCGGACTATATTGTAGAACATCAAAGTAATGTCCATATTTGTCTACATTACTTTCTTTTAATACTGTCCATATTGCAGTTCTGAAATTGGTGATTAGTTTATAGAGGGGGTCAGTATCTTTACGATGTTTTTCATACTTACGTTTATATTCTCTATGTTTATCAATATTTTTTTCTCTCCATTTTTGATGGTAATCATTTAGACGGTCTCTATTATCTTTTTGCCAATCAGAAAAATATTGTAATCGTTTTTCTCTATTTTTAAGATAATGTCGTTTATCTGATTCAGATTTCCCACCCTTATATTTTCTACCGGAGATACCGACAATAGCACCATTTTCTTTTAATGTTCGTAACACAACTTGTTTGTTAATATTTAATTTTTCAGATATAGATGGAGAGCCTAACATCTCATCATTATATAATCTCAAAATTTCATCAACAACTGATTTTTCTAATAGTATTTTCTTCATATATTATAAATACAACCATAAACTTGATTGTTTACAAATATACATAAAAAAAAGGGACATATAGTCCCTTTTTGTTAAATATTTTAAGATTTTGATTATCTCAATTCTCTTAAATCGAATGTTCTAACACCATCTACAGTAATTCTGCCGTAAAATCTATTATTCACCATCTTTTTCGCGTAACGAGTCATTATACCTTTAATCGGTGTAAAGTTGAATGGGTTGTACATTGTAGGTGTTAATTGTAATGGTACATACGGAGCGTAGATGTATCCTGTATCAAGTAACGATGTTCCTTTGTGTCCAATTAACACTTGGTTAGCTGGGAAGTAAGGGTCACGATATACTTGGTAACGTCCTGCTAATGTTCCAACTCTTTCAATACCCATATTATATTGGTCTTGTTCAGGTGAAGCATTAGATACGTGGAAGTATTCTAAGTCATCCATAATCGCTGAAACCTCAGAAGATACTACAATCCAGTTAGCTCCACCTCTTAAAGTAGATTTGTGGATTTGTGCTGACAATTGGTTAATTGCAGTAATCAAAGTTTGGTTCCAATCTTTTTGTGTATAGTTTGTTGTTGAAGAGATTCTTCTCCAACCATTGTAATCCCAACGTAAGTTCCATGCCGCACCTTTACGTAAATCTCTTAAGATTTCACGGTCGATTTCAGCCGCAACTTGTTCAGATAATAAAGCTGTTAATTCAGCCTCAGCATCGATGTTGTGGAAAGCTGCAACGTCTTGAGCTAACTCAGGAGACCATTGTGCTCTTAATTTTCTTTCTGTAACAGATACAGTAACTGAATCTAATTCGAAAGAAACCTCACCGATTTTATCTTCAAATTCCATATCAGCGTAACGTCTGTAAACAGCAGTAAACCCAGTTGATGGTAATACTCCGATAGTTGTTCCTGTATAACCGTCTAATGTGTCACCACAAGAAGGACAAGTTGGACAAGATAAATCAACTTCTAAGTAGATGATTCCTGCAGGAGAACAAGTATCATTGTAAGTACCGTTATTACCTGTAGTTGCAAATGATGTAGTTCCTCTTCCGTTTAATCCTGAAACGATACCTTCACCATATTGTTGAGTAACAACTCTAAACAATAATGAGTTTATTCCGGTAGACCCACTTACAACACTACAAGGTGATGTTGTTGAAGTCCATGCAGTTGTAGAATCACTGTAGATTCTTAAATCAGATAAGAAAGTTTCAGTATCAACTTCATTACCGTCTGGTCCGATTAATTTACCTGTACCAGCAGTTGTGAATCCTGATAATGCTACGATTACTTTTCTAATGTTTTTTCCATTGAATTGGTTAGCTAATGCAGTTGCGTCAGCAACAACTAAACTACCATTTGACCAAACCATAACTGTTGTTGGTTTAGTAACTGCCGACCATTGTCCTTTAGAGTAGTCAAACAATCCTGGAGGGTCTAATTGACCTTCGTTTCCTTCATAGAATAAATCATAAAGATTTTTCTTGAATGCGTTTGCTCCTGTGTAACCAGCTCCTGATTGACCATCAGCCGCAGTTTGTCCATCAGCCGCACCAATTGGTCCGTAGTGAGTACCACCACCTAATTGAGTTCCTAAGATAGTTTCTTGACCTGATTGGTAACCTTGAATTTTAGGTACGAAGAAGAACAATTTACCGATTGGTAAGTTCATAGCTTGTACTGATACGATTTCATTCGCAAGTAATTTAGAGAATACTCTTCTTACGATAGGGAATACAACCGTTTCGAATGAACCGTTTGAACCTTCACCTGTAGCTTCGTTTATTAAGAAAGACGCTTGGTTCTCATATAACTGAGCTACGTTTTCTCTCATGTGTCCTTTAAGACCTTCTAGGAATCCTAATTTATCCCATTTGTTGATTGTGTCTTCTTTGATAACTTTAAGGTGTTTTAACCCGATGTTACCAACTAATCCTGATTCTAATAATGCTCCCATTTTTTTTGGTTTTTATTAATTTTAATTTATTTTTATTTTATTTTTGCCATTAAATCTTTCATTCTTAAGAACTGTGGATTCTCATATGTTTTTGATTCAAGTAAGTTAACCGCTCCTGTAGAAGGTGATTTTGCGATTGTTCTTTCAATTGACTCGTTCATAGTTTGAGTTTTAGTTCCTGAGGATAATTCATTTTTAACGACCTGATATAGATTTTTAGATTCTTTGATAGTTTCAACACCATCAAATCTTCTTAAAATGTTAATTTTTTCTTGTTTTGATGTTGAATGTTCAGTGAACAAACGTGTAGCGTAAGCCAAGTTTGAATTGAAGATTGCAACCTCGTTTAATTTACTTCTGAAAACATTAAGTGCTTTTCTGTATTCTTCGTTTTTTTCTCTAAGAACTTGTAACTCTGAATTAGTGTTACTTTCTTTGATAGCAGTATTAAAACTTGAATGAGCTCTTGGTTTTGGTAAACCACCTTTTCTAAAGTTAGACCCTGAACCTAAAGTTCTTACAGCCTCTTTTGTCTCTTCTTTTTTACCTTCAACTTTTTTAACCATTGGTTTTCTAGTTGAACCTTCTTTTGTTTCAGTTTTCTTAACAACTTTGTTTGTTCCTAATTTAGTTCCTGAATTTTCACCTTCTTTATACTCGAATTTCGCTTTACCTGTTCCTACAGATTTTGGAGCCTCTTTCATTTTAGTTTTAAATCCTGTTCCTTGATTAGGTGATTTGTTAAATTTAAATTTTGATTGATTACCCATCCCAACACCTTTTGGTTTGATAGACATTTTAGCTTCAGTAATAGATTCATCATCCATTTCTTCTTCACCTAATTCTTCTTCGTCTTCTTCATCCATTTCGATTTCATAAACGATTTCTTCATCGTCCATATCATCAGATTCGTCAAACTCTTCAAAATCAAATTCCACTTCGTCTTCGTCTTCATCATCAGAACCGAACATTCTCTCAACGATTGATTCAATAGATTCGTCACCCATCTCATCTTCTTCAAGTTCTTCGTCCCATTCTTCAGACATTTCAAATTCTTCTTCTTCACTTTCACCAACAATCATATACTCTTTACCGGTTTCCTCATCTTTAAGGTGAGTGTTTCCTTTGTCGTCTTTTGTTACGACAATGTTGTCATCCGGACCCATAAGTTGAAATACTCTAAGTACTTCTTCATCGTCTGCGTCAGTTAAGTCAATAGTGTCTTCCTCGTCGTCCATATCTTCTTCGTCACCAAAGTCCATATCTTCTTCGTCATCAGTATCATCAGTATCCATTTCATCACCTTCTTCATCTGAATCATCACCCATATCAATATCGGCAATATCATCAGAACCCATAGGTTCATCCACTTCAACGTCATCAGGGTTAATCTCGTCTTGTTCAGTTAGAGATTCTTTTACTAGGTCTTTGATTTCTTGTTTCATTGTAGAAGCAAGTATTCCTTTTGCATTTTCAGCTACCGCTTCTTCCAAGTTTTTCATTTGGATGATAGCCTCTTCAACTAAAGATTTTTCTTTTGCCATTTCGTTTTGTTGTTATTTTAATATATAAATATCTCCTAATTCAAAAAAAGTTTAAAATTTACTTAAATTGAGTTAGGTTTTTATACATTGATAAATATCTCCAAAAAATAAAAAGCATAAAAAAAGAGGACTATATGTCCTCTTTTACTTAATAATTAAAAATTTAACTACTCAATTACTTCATCAATTTTACTTTCTACAATAGCGGTAATTCTCCACTCCATTGTATAATGTTCAAAAACTTTGGTAACTTTCGCCTCAACATCAGTAGGGTTGTAACCACTTACTAATTTTTCTTCTCTTAATTTTTTAATCTTACCTGATGCCTCATCAACTGAGTCCAAGGTAACTTTTGCGATAAAATACTTTTCTTCCATTTTGTTTTTTTTTATTAGTAACCCAAATAATCGTTTAATTTTTTCATTAAGTCAAGCGATTTATTTCCGGAATCACCAACGTGTCTCTCAACACTCATTTTTTTCTCTTCTTCTAAGTTCTCATCGTATAGTTGTTTATCCTCTTTATTTAAGAATAGATACGCTCCCGGGGTTGATGGTGATGATACTAAATCAAAACAGATTAATTCAAAATCGTCTTGAACTTCATTTTGTTCACCAATCTTTTTAAGGGAACCTACACCTCTTGATGAGATACCTAATGTAACTCCTTGTCTTAGGTAGTTAGCTGCTAAGTCACCTTTGGTTGAACAAATACCACTTTCGTGATATCCCGGTGATGTAAGTAGTTTTATTTTACCCATTAGGACATTACCTTCCCACCATACTTCGGTGATTGCGTGAGAAACTCTATCTAAATCGATTAAAGATGATTCCGGGTGATTTAACTCGGATAGGGCTGTTCCCTTTTTAATCATTTTTTTATAATTCTCCGCCTCTCTTTTTAATATACGTTCAGGATATAATCTACCATTTCTATTAGGGGTATCATATTTTTGTAATACGGCATAAAACTCAATTGGTTTAGTGTGGTCAAGAGTTTCGCTAGATTCTCTAATTAATGTTTCGTTACGATTATCATTTGGGTTAATATACCCAGCATCGTATTCAACTAATATACCTTTCCCTGATTCACTTGGTTGTAATATTCTTAAATTCATTTTGAATGTTTTATTTATAAATATTAAACATTCTCGGTTTGTAACAATTCTTCTGTGATTTTACTGTTTTTGGTTAGATAAAAGTTAAAATTTTCATTATCTAAAAAATTATCTTTAAAAATTTGTTTTGTTATTTGTTGTAATGATTCTTTTATTTCGTTACATTTGAAATCCAAATCTTCTTGTATTAAATAAAAATTTATTTCAAGGTTCATAAACGATTTTTTGTTTAGATTGAGTCCGCTGGACCTTAAATCTAAGTCTACAATAAATTTGTCGTTGAATATATCTTTGTTTATTGACTCGTAGATTGAGTGTTTAATACTCCTACTTAGGTTAAGAACTGTTCTTGTCCAATTATCACATTCGTATATTGGTTCAACCCAAGTTTGGATGTTTAAGTAAAGTGATTTAAGTTTGATTGAGTCTACCGTTCCATAAACAATCTTCGCTGTTTTGAACCCGTGTAGTAGAGAAGTTTTTCCCTTTTTCATTAATTTTCATATTTTCCTGTTTATTTTTAAAAATAATAGGTGTTTTTATGGGTAATGTCAAAACTTTTTTGTAGGAGGGAGATATATGTAGTATATGCTAATAGTAAAATTAAATAATCACATTACGATTGAGAAAGCTCTAAAACTCTATAAAAGTAAAGTAATTAAAACCCGTCAAAGCTCTGAATTATCAAAACGAAAAGAATTTAAAAAACCATCAGTAATTAAACGTGATGGTCTTTCAAAAGCTAAGTATGTTCAGAAAAAATTTAAATCAGACGATAATTAAAGATTTTCTTTAAGGTTTTTAAGTTTGAAGTACGTAAGTTTGTCGTATTTTTCAGAAATTACTTTTGAGATAGTATCCTCAATTCTTATTTGCATTGTTGAATCAGTGCTAGCATTCTTCATTTCCGTTAGTTTCGTAACTACACCTTCTTTAAGTGTAACGTATTTTTCATTCAATGTTGAATCATCTTCAGACAATAAAGACATTAATTCTTTTTTGTCAGATTCAGTTAAACCATCAATATAACTTTTAATAGTTTTGTTTGCAACACTTACCATTGTTGTTAACGGTAAATCAATCCCTTCTGTTTTCACCACCGGTAATTTTCTAAGAGATTCTGACAGAATGTTTCTACATTTAATTTTAGATTCAATCGTTAATATATCTGAAGAAAACAACGTATCGATAGTCTCATATTGATTCTCTATCTGTTTATTACCAACCCAAGATTTTATTTTATTTAAATCAGATTGCTTGATTTTATTGATTGTGTTCTCATACATTTTAATACTTTCGTTAATAAACTCTCTGGCGTAAGATTCACTTAATGCTTTTGGAGAATTTAATTCATCGTATAAATAAAATAATTTACTTATGTTTTTGTTTTCTAAAACATATTTTTTGAAATTTTTTATTTCGTCTTTAAATGTGTCGTTAGCGTATGATTCTAACAACACTCTTTCTATTTTTGTTTTTAATATACCGAAGTTCATAAGTTTTTTTATTTATAAATATCTAATCTTTTAGAAGTTTACCTAATTGAGCTTCAATTTCTCCTAAAGAGTTTCCACCTTTGGATAAATCAATGTATGAATCATCTTCTGTCATATTACTTCTTTCTACCAATATTTTTAAATTATCTCTATTAAATGATTCAGGAGTTACTTCTGCTTCGGGAGCTGCCGCCTCAGGGGCTCCACCCGGTTCAGGTCCACCCGGTTCAGGTCCTGGTTCAGGTCCACCTAAATCTTCCATTCCTCCACCTAAGTCTCCACCTCCGCCGAAACCTCCTCCACCTCCCGGTGGTGGTGGGGATGATGGTGCCGCACCACCGGCAGTTGCTCCGGATGCAGGGTTACCATATAATTTATCGATATTATCGAAGATACCTGTATGTGTTATGATAGTTGCCGTATTTGTTAATTCAGCTCCGACAGCCATCTCAATTCTTTGTTGTTGTAAATCAAGTTTGATTTCCTCATCAGAGAATCCTAAAATATGTTTCTTAGCCCACGATACAGATACCGGAGCAATACCCGCAATTGCCGCAACGGCTTGTTGGTATAATGCAATTTTTTCTTTCCAAAGGTCATTCTTTAATAAATCTGCTTGGGATGATGGATTGGTTAGTCCTAACGTAAAGTTAGATAACTCATCTTCAAACCCTAATAAGAATAAATGAATGATTGCAATTTTATTTAATTCGGCAATCATTGATTTTTGAATCTTATTGATTGTTCTTGCAAAACGAATATCCTGTAATGATAAATTCTTACCATCACCGGCAGTTTCTTCAAATCCTAAAAATGCTTTAGGAACACGAAGAGCGGTTAATAATTTCTTTTGGATATATTCTATATCGGCAATTTCAGATAAGTTTGTTGCTCCCGGTAACGTATCAATTGGTGATGCCGCCGCTGGGTCTCTAACAGGAATAAAGTAATCTTGGTCAACAGCCATTTGGTTGAATCTCATATCGACATTACCTGTTTTAGCATCAACAACTTGGTCACGTTTAAATTTGTTTGCAACACGTTGTACGTAAGCCTCAACATCTTTATCATCCATATTACCAACGAATACTTTGAACACACGTCTTTCCGGTGCTCTTGAAGTTCTATAAATTAACATCGCATCTTCCGATAATAATAATTGTTTCCAAATACGTCTTGCTTTTTCTAACATTGACGTTCCGTATGGAAGTTTTCTATCGTCACCTAATAAACGGAAGTGGGCAACTTCCCAAGAGTTAAACTCCATATCTTTTGCCTTCCACTTAAATCTTAATCCTTTGTGTTCTGCAGGTTCATCTATAGTTGCAGATTTTGCTGCCATACCTCTTTCCAAACGTTCTATTTCAATGTTTGGTAATTGCATACAACCAACAATACCTTTATCTGAATCTAATTTTAAATAAACAAAGTTATCACCATACTTACAAGTATTTCTTGTCCACATAGTTAAATTCGTATTAACGTCTAATACGTTATTGAATAAATCGGCTAGTATAGATTTTATTCTTTTTGATTCAGAATAAATTTGTAACATATATCCATTCTCATCAACAGTTGTTGATTCTTCACCATAGATGTCTAATGCCGCTGATATCTCAGGGGTGTATTCCATAGATTCATAATCGTAAAATGAAGCCAAACGAGTTGGTTCATAATAAACTGCTTGAGTGTATAGATTACTTTCAATCTTAGTCCATTGGTTAGATAGGTAATATGTTTGTTGAGCTTGTAATTTTTCTCTTTCATATTCCGCTTGTGATGTTGTCTTTAACAACTCTTTCTTATCTAACTTATATGTTGGGTAGTCTTGATTTAATAACGCGTTTGGTCCAAAGGCTCTTGATAACCTTTGCCAAACCGTTAAATCATTATTTTCATTATTTTCCATATTCTAAATTTAAATATAATTTTCCTTATATAAATAGTTTACTTTGTTCTAATAAGTATCTGTTTTACTTATTGTGAGTTAAGACATTATTCGCAAAATATAAATTACTATTATTCACATCAACGTTATAAACTGTTGTTGATTCTGTAATTGTCACTAATGATGTGATTTCAAATTCAGTATTGTCAATATCTAATAATACATCACCAACATTTAAATCAGATGTTGTTCTGATATACCAAACACCATTTTGTTTAACAACGTGGTTATGAGAATCAGTCGCAATTAATTTATCGTTATTAATATTAATAACCGAATCAAATTCATATATTGTAAAATTAATTACTGTAGAGGTTGATTCTACATAATTTAAAGTGTCACTACTCCAAGAGTACCATTCGTTTGATGGTTGTGGCATTCCTGAAACATCAATAGATTTAAGTATGTCGTTAACTTGAACATCTTGTATTAATTTAGTTGAACCATCAGATAATGTTATTACTGTATTAACAACTAAACAACCACACGAAAAACAAGCACCCGTAAATGCGGTTCCATCCCAATATCTTCTACTAAAGTTATCAGTGGTTTTATAATAACCCGCAGCTGCAAATGCGAAGGTACAATTACCGGATATATCATCATCATATAATTCGGTTGCGTCACATAAACCTAAAATTGCGGAACGATTTATACATTGATTAACTAACGCCCAACCAGGTAACGAACATACAGCATTTGACACTCTATATCCTAATGTAATATTTGTTGCGCAACAATTATATATTGATGGAAGCCAACCACCTGAATTGTCACCACCGCCAAATGAAATAGTGTTTTCTTGAGCACAAATATTCGGTGAATCACCCATATTGTTAGCAAAGGAACTTGCAGGGAACCCTTCACAATCAATATAATCAAAAGTTGTTGAACCAAAGAAAGGACCACCTGGTGGAGACCAATATAATTCATAACATACACAAGTTACTCCAGGTGGTGTTTCAGTCGGTGTAGGTGTAGGTGTTTTTGTTGGTGTTGGTGTTTGAGTTCTTGTAGGTGTAGGTGTTGGTGATGGGAACACATAAGTAATAACATTTGAAACTCCCGTAAGAGACGAACAAAATAATGTCATTCTAAAGTATATTGTTCCACTATTAATACCGGTTATTGCCGACCTAGGTGAAGTACAACCACCTGCACCACCCAAAGTCCAAGTTATATTATCAGACGAATATTCCGGTAAAAGTGTTCCACAAGAACCTGCTGTTGTGAAATTATAATTCCAAGTGGTTCCTGAAACATATGTGGTAGAAATTAATGTAACACCACACGATGTTGTTGGCGTTGGAGTGTTTGTTCGAGTAGGTGTTTGTGTAGGAGTTTTAGTAGGCGTTTGTGTTTGCGTCGGAGTTGCAGTTAATGTTGTTGTTGTTGTTGGAGTTTGAGTTTTAGTTGGAGTTTGTGTTTGTGTTTTGGTTGGAGTGTTAGTAGGAGTTTTAGTTGGCGTCTGAGTCTGAGTCGGAGTTGCAGTTAATGTTGTTGTTGTTGTTGGGGTTTGAGTTTTAGTTGGAGTGTTGGTTGGAGTTTTAGTAGGCGTTTGTGTATTTGTTGGTGTTGGTGTCGGAGTTGGGGTTGGGAAGAAATATGGGAAAACTTCAGAATATGCGCTAATACCACCTGATGTACATAATTGACCCACTTTTACATAAACATTTCCTGTTGTAGTAAGAGAGTCAAAAGTAAACGGTGATGTACAGTTACTTGGAGTTGCCACAGCAGAATTAAAGTTTATATTATCATAAGAATATATCATAAAAATACCACTACAATTTGGTCCCGGAATAATCGAAACAGATAAAATTGAACCTGATGACAATGTAACACCTAACATTTGAGGTGCTGAACAAACTGGTGTGTTTGTAGGCGTCTGTGTTTGAGTTTTGGTTGGTGTTTGTGTTTGAGTATTAGTAGGTGTTTGAGTCATTGTTTTTGTTGGTGTTGGTGTTTGAGTTTTTGTTGGTGTTTGAGTGTTTGTTGGAGTTTGAGTCTGAGTTGGTGTTGCGGTTAATGTCGTTGTTGTTGTTGGAGTTTGAGTTTTGGTTGGAGTGTTAGTCGGAGTTTGAGTAGGTGTTTGTGTCGGTGTTGAAGTTTGAGTTTGTGTTTGTGTTTGAGTTTGTGTTTGAGTGTTTGTTGGTGTATTGGTAGGTGTTTGTGTTGGTGTTGAAGTTTGTGTTTGTGTTTGTGTAGGAGTATTTGTTGGTGTTGTTGAAATTGTTGGAGTTACTGTTGGCGTTACCGTTGGAGTCACAGTTTGAGTTGGAGTTGGTGTAGGTGTAGGTAAAATACATTCGTGGTCTAATTGACAAATAAGGCAACTCACATATGAAGTTAAACTAATAATTTCATATTGACTGTTAAATGACGTAGGATTTATTGCTTTAACACAACCACTATATCCGGTAGTCTCTATATAATAGAAGTTATCAATAAAAACAGGATATATTATTCCACCCACTTTATATATTATAGATGGGTAACAACAATCTTCAAAATACCCAATTGTTGGAGGTAATGGTGACGGTGTTTGTGTTTGAGTTTGTGTTTGTGTTGGAGTGTTAGTCGGAGTTTGTGTAGTGGTTTGAGTTTGCGTTTGTGTTTGCGTTTGCGTATTTGTTGGCGTATTTGTTTGAGTATTTGTTTGTGTAGGAGTATTTGTTGGTGTCATTGTTGGTGTTGTTGTAGGGCGATTTGTTGGTGTGGGAGTATGAGTCTTAGTTGGAGTTTGAGTTGGAGTGATAGTGTTAGTAGGTGTAGCTGTATTGGAAGGTGTTTGTGTTTGTGTCTGCGTTGTCGTTTGTGTTGGGGTTTGTGCTGGTGTTCCAGTATTAGTTGGTGTAACAGTATTAGTTTGAGTTGGTGTTTGAGTTGGAGTATCTGTAATAGTAGGTGTCGGTGTATTTGTCGGTGTATTTGTCGGTGTTAATGATATACAAGGAATATCCAACGAGCAAGTTTCATCGTAATACATTACGTAAATAATGTAAGTTCCATAATAATTTTCGGATTCGTAATTATACGGTAATGTAACTTCACCAATATTTATAACCCCCCCCGAACAAGGGAAAAAGGTTATATCGGCTAATTGTCCGTTATAATTCGCAGTTAATATTTCTAAAGTTGTACTCATATATTGTTAGTTCGTATAAATTAAGGTGTTGGTGGGGGATTATTCAAAGACCCCGATACACCTGTTGCCGGTATGTATATATAATAATCACCATACGGATAATCTGTAGGGTAATCATACGGTAATGTAACCGTACCAATATTAATTGTTCCACCTGTTGATGGATTAAAAGTTATATCGGCGGTATATCCGGTATAATTATTTGTCGATATTCTATATATATATTCCATAAATTAAGTTAACATTCCTCCGTCGCTAATTGACCAAAAATAAGTTGTTACAAGGGTTGTCCTTGCCGCCAAACCAGCTGATGTGTATTTTGCACTACCAAAATTAATCTGTATCCCTATTTGTGGGTTTTTTGTTACCCACCCATTATAAATACTATCTAAATTGTATGTGAAAAAAGTAATAGGGTTTTTAGTTCCCATAAAATAATAAAAATTTGTAACACCTGATATGTTCCAATTCCCTAAATTTTGTTTAAAATATTGGTTTTCATAAAACATATACACAACATTAGATACTTTAGAAATATCCCAATTTCCAATAGGTTGATTAAATTTTGAACCCCTAAACATATTAAACAAACTAATAACATTTGAAACATTCCACCCGGATAATGGTTGATTAAATTGAGATTGATAGAACATCGCACCCATATCTGTGACACCCGACACATTCCAATTATTAATTGGTTGATTGAATGATGAAGTGGCAAACATATTACTCATACTTGTAACCTTTGAAACATTCCACCCGGATAATGGTTGATTAAATATTTGATTATTAGAGAACATATCACTCATATTTGTAACTCCAGAAACATTCCAATTATTTATATTTTGATTAAATTGAGAATTATTAAACATGGAAAACATAAGAGTAACTTTAGAAACATTCCATCCGGATAATGGTTGGTCAAATAAACTGTTAAAAAACATATAACTCATATTTGTAACTTTAGATACATCCCAATTATCAATTTGTTGGTTAAATATTCTATTATTATAAAACATACCTGACATATTTGTTACATTACTAACAGTCCAACTTGATAATGGTTGATTAAATGTTGAGTTGGAATAGAACATATTCGACATATTGGTAACATTTGAGACGTTCCACCCGGATAATGGTTGATTAAATATTTGATTATTAGAGAACATACCCGACATATTGGTAACACCCGAAACATTCCAATCCCCAATTGGATGGTTAAATGTTGAGTTGTAATAGAACATATAACTCATATTGGTAACACCCGAAACATTCCAATTCCCAATTGGATGGTTAAATGCTGAGTTGTAATAGAACATACCACTCATATTTGTAACATTTGAAACATTCCAATTTTCAATAGGTTGATTAAATATTGAGTTGTTATAGAACATATAACTCATATCTGTAACATTTGAAACATCCCATCCGGATAATGGTTGATTAAATGATGACCCATTAAACATATAACCCATATTTGTAACACCTGAAACATTCCAATTATTGATTGGTTGGTTAAATGGACAAGACTCAAACATATTACTCATATCAACAACATTTGAAACATCCCATCCGGATAATGGTTGATTAAATTGAGAATTACTAAACATATAATTTGTGTATTGAACATTTGAAACATTCCACCCGGATAATGGTTGATTATAACTTGTCAAATAAAACATTCCACTTATATTTGTAATTCCCGAAATATCCCAATTATTTAAGTTTTGATTAAATAATATACATCCGGAGAATAAATAAGATAAACTTGTTATATTAGAAATGTCCCACGATTGTATATTATTTACAGATGTTAAACTATAACATTCTGCAAACATAGCGTCGATATTAGTCAGATTTGAAGTGTCTAAAGTATCGATTACGGTAGATAAATCTAAATTAAAACAATAATAAAATTGATATCCACCATCAATTAATTTTACATCACCCCACTGTTGAACACTTAAAATTTTACCATAATCACCAGCATAATTTCCTATATTAAACCCGTCAATTACTCCAAACATACGTATAGTATATGTTCCTATAACATTGTAAGTATGTATAAGCTCAGGTTGACTATATGATGTTATTGTGTCTGTATTTCCATCACCCCAATCAATTACAAAATTAAAAGTTCCTGATGGGTCTAACACAATACCAATTTGATTAGTGTTAGTAAAACCTTCATTGTCGGTTTTCCAACTTGAAATGAACAATATTAACGTATCACCGATTAAATCCCAAGAAGGTGGCGGATAATCTAAAATACAGGTTTTATTATAAAAAGGTATGTATACGGTATATGTTCCATAATAATAATCTGTATTATAATCGTATGGTAATAACTGTGAACCTAAACTAATAGTTCCTCCGGTATATGCGGAATAACTTATATCTCCGATATACCCGTCGTAATTTGTTGTAAATATTTCAAAAGTTTTCATAATATTAAATTCCTCCTCCATCAGTTATTGTCCAACCATATCCTCCACTCATAGTTGAACCCGTTAATGTATTTTTACCTGGTTGTCCTCCGGATATTGTGTAGTTAGCACTTCCAAAATTTATTGTTCTTCCTGTATACGGATTTTTAGTTGACCATCCACTATAGATTGAATCTAAATTTGTTGTTGAGAATGTTAATGGTGTTTTACCTAACATAAAGTCAGTAAAATTAGTTACATTTGATATACTCCAATTTCCAATATCTTGGTTAAAATATGTATTAATATTAAACATATTGTTCATATTAACAACATTAGATACATCCCAATTTCCAATAGGGTAATTGAACTCCGAATTATAAAACATATTGTTCATATCACCAACATTTGAAACATTCCATCCGGATAATGGTTGATTAAATAGGGAAGATGCGAACATATAATTCATATAAATAACACTTGAAACATCCCAATTATTAATATCTTGATTAAATTGTGAATTTCGGAACATAGATGTCATATCAACAACATTTGAGACGTTCCATCCAGATAATGGTTGATTAAAATATTGGTCGTTTTGAAACATATTACTCATATTTGTTACCCCTGAAACAGTCCAATTCCCAATCGGATAATCAAATGATGTATTGACAAACATACCTGACATATTTTTAACTTTTGAGACATCCCAATTTCCGATTGGTTGATTGAATGGGGAATTGGCAAACATATAAGTCATATCTGTAACTTTTGAAACATTCCACCCAGATAATGGATAGTCAAATGATGACGCATAAAACATATAACCCAAATCTGTAACCCCCGAAACATTCCAAGACCCAATAGGTTGGTTAAAGTCGGTAGCAGTATTAAACATTTGCCTCATACTATTAACGTTACTTACATTCCATCCGGATAATGGTTGATTGAACGATGTTGCTCCTTGGAACATACCTACCATATTTGTAACACCCGAAACATTCCAATTCCCAATTGGTTGATTGAATGGTGAATTGGCAAACATAAAAGTCATATTATAGACATTTGAAACATTCCATCCGGATAATGGTAGGTTGAAATCAGTGCTTTGGAGTATTGATGTCATATTGGTAACTCCTGAAACATTCCAATTATTAATTGGTTGGTTGAAGGATGTTGCGTTTTGGAACATACCCTCCATATTAACCACTTTTGAGACATCCCAATTTCCGATTGGTTGATTGAATGGGGTGCTAGCAAACATATAATACGTACTTGTAACATTTGAAACATTCCAACCTGACAACGGTTGATTAAACGGTGTGCCGTTAAACATATAATTCATATAAATAACACTTGAAACATCCCAATTATTAATATCTTGATTAAATTGTGAATTTTGGAACATATATGTCATAGACGCAACATTTGAAACGTTCCAACCTGATAATGGTTGGTTGAAAGATGTTGTTCCTTGGAACATATTCGACATATTTGTAACACCTGAAACAGTCCAACCAGATAATGGTTCGTTGAAAGATGTTGCTCCTTGGAACATATAACTCATATCCTCAACTCCCGAAACATCCCAATTATTAATGTTATCGTTAAAATTACTTTGACCAAACATTCCTGACATACCTGTAATGTTAGAAACATCCCAATTATTAATATTATTTATGGTTGTAATAGACGAACATCCACGAAATATATATGTTAAATTTGTCACTTGAGATAAATTTAGAGTGTCAGTAACACCTGTTAATATTAAATTAGAACACTCATAAAAATTATATGATAGTTGAGTTATGTTAAGACATCCCCACTGTGTTATTTCTCTTATTTTAAGTTTACTTGTTGGTGTATAATAAAACGACCACACATTAACTTTACCTGTAATAGTTATTACATAGTCATCAGGAGTTGTATAAATATGTGTCCTATTTGCAAATGTATTCGCCGAAAAATTTCCATCACCCCAATCAATGGTTCCTGAATAATCTAAACCGTAATAAGGTAATGTTATACTCTCAGACGGAGATGTTGTTCTCCACACAGATATAAATGGTAATAATGGTGTAGAACTTGGTGTTGGTGTCATTGTAGGTGTTGGAGTTGGGGTTGGGGTTGTAATATCTAAACCTAATAAATCACAATTTGGTGCGGGTGTGTTTGTTGGTGTTGGAGTATTTGTTGGAGTTAATGTCATTGTTGTTGTTGGAGTAGGCGTAGGTGTTAAACAAGGAACATTTAACAAACAAGTTTTACCCGAATCAAGTAAATAAATGTTATATGTTCCGTAGTAATTTTCCGAATAATAATTATATGGTAAGTTAACTTCACCGATATTAATACTCCCACCCGAACAAGGGTAAAAGGTAATGTCGGCGAATTGTCCGTCGTAATTTATTGATAATATTTTTAAAATTGTTCCCATATATTATATCCCCCCATCTGTTATTGTCCAACCATATCCACCGCTCATAGTTGAACCTGTTAGTATATCTTTACCCGGTTGACTCGCTAATGTGTATTTTGCAGAACCAAAATTAATTGTTAATCCGGTTTGCGGTGTTTTGGTTTGCCATCCATTATAAATAGAATCTAAATTTATTGTTGAGAATGTAATCGGTGTTTTTGCAAACATAAAATCAGTGAAATTGGTTACTCCCGATATATTCCAATTTCCGATGTCTTGGTTAAATGATGAACTTTGGAACATAGATGTCATTCCTGTAACATTTAAAACATCCCAATTACCAATAGGATAATTAAATGGTGAATTGTAAAACATAAAAGACATATTTCTAACGTTTGACACACTCCATCCGGATAATGGTTGGTTAAAATATGCGTTTTGATAAAACATAGAACCCATATCTGTAACACCTGAAACATTCCACGAATTAATGTTTTGGTTAAATTGTGAAGTTGATGCGAACATAGAATTCATATTTGTAACCTTTGAAACATTCCAGCCTGATAATGGTAAATTAAATGACGCACCATAAAACATATTAGACATATTTGTTACCTTTGAAACATTCCAATTATTAAGAGAATAATTAAATGGGGTGTATCTAAACATACCACTCATACTTGTAACCCCTGAAACATTCCACATACTTATATCTTGGTTAAATAAGGTTCCATCAAACATACCTGCCATAGTAGATGTAACCTTTGAAACATTCCAACCTGATAATGGTTGATTAAAAGAAGATTGTCTAAACATATTTTCCATACTTGTAACCCCTGAAACATTCCACGAATTTATATTATGGTTAAATGCTCCAAATTGGAACATACGATTCATATCTGTAACATTTGAAACACTCCAAGAACTTATATCATCGTCAAAAGTTGATGATTGAAACATATTACTCATAACGGTAATTCCTGAAACATTCCAACTATTAACGTTGTTGATGGTTGTAAGAGATGAACAACCTCCAAACATATAAATTAAATTATTAACACTTGTTAAATCAATAGTGTCCGTAACACCGGTTAATACTAAATTACTACATCCTCTAAAAACTTGAGCACCATTACTAATTTTTAATGGTCCCCATTTTAAAACTTCTCTAATTTTTAATATGTCACCAGTATTACCAAACGCCCAACCATTAGTTGTTCCATAAATTGTAACAGTAGAATTACCTGATAATGAGTATGTGTGTGTTCTATTTGCATATGTGTTAGCGGATATACTACCGTCGCCCCAATCTATTGTTCCACTATATGTTCCTGATGGTGAATATGGTAATGTAATACTTTCAGATGGTGTTGTTGTTCTCCATACTGAAACAAACGATGGTGGTAATGTTGGTGTTGGAGTAACTGTATTGGTTGGTGTAACCGTCTGAGTTGGTGTTGGAGTAGGTGTTGGTAATATTAAAGTCCCGCTAATATCGTATTCACAGGTAAGATTAAAAGCTGTAATTCCGTTCAAACCGGTTGAGTAATAACCACCAATAAACCCTTTATAACCATCTTTAAAATTAAGAGAATAAAGATTACCTCCTGAAATAAAACTACTTACATTTTCTGTCTGAGTTAAAACAGGAACAATTGAAGTTAAATCATACGGTGTAGATAGTGTTTGTCTTCTTATACTTGGACCTGATACTATTGAAAACAAATAAGTTCCACTATTTTGAAAAGTAAAATCGGAAACAATTGAGTTGGAAATTGATTGAATTTCCACAACCCCCGTATTTATAACCCAAGGTGTGGTTAAACTATATTTTTTAAGAAGGCTACCCGTAACAGTAACAAACATAAATAAACCGTCAGGGGTAAAATCAATATGTGACGGAGTTAAACCAACTATAGTAAATAAGTCACCGGGTGAATAACTAGATGTTGTAACATCCCACGATGTTGATAATATATATCTAAGGACACTTTTTGATGCTGTCTCAACTACAAATAATTTACTACCGTCCGGTGAAAAATGATGACCAATTACACTAGTAGGGGTTAATCCGGAAATTACCGGAACAGCAATTGAACATCCTATTAGTGGTAATGTAATTGTTGAAACATCCCACGGTGTTGATAATGAATAAGCACATACACTATCAGTTGGTGAACCATTATGAATTGCAATATATAATATCGTACCATCCGGTTTGAAAGACGCACTAGTATGAAGTGGTATATTAATAAATTTTTCACCACTATATATCATTTGTGGAATACAAACTGTTGGAGTAGGTGTAGGTGTAAGTGTATTAGTTGGGGTTTGAGTATTTGTTGGTGTATTAGTTGGTGTTTGAGTAACCGTCGGTGTTTGTGTAACCGTTGGGGTTTGAGTATTTGTTGGTGTTACTGTCATTGTTGGTGTTGGTGTTGGTGTTGGGCAAGGATTGTCTACCTCACACAGAACACAATTTGAGTATGATGTAACACTAATAATTAAAGATTGACTATTATATGGTGGACCACTTACCGCAGTCCCACAACCACTAAATCCATCAGTGTTGATGTAATAAGTGTTACCAACAATAATAGGGGTTGATACACCACCAACTTTATATACGGTAAGACTATCACAACAATCTTGGAAATACTCAACTGTTGGTGGTAATGGAGAGGATGTTGGGGTTTGTGTTGGGGTTTGTGTTGGCGTCTCAGTTTGTGTTGGTGTTGGAGTTTGTGTTGGCGTCTCAGTTTGTGTTGGTGTTTGTGTTGGCGTCTCAGTTTGTGTTGGTGTTTGTGTTATTGTTTGTGTTGGAGTTGGTGTTGGGGTTGGTGTTGGGGTATTTGTAAATAATTCGACTTCATATGTGAAATCACACGCTAATGATGTTGATGTTGGAGTTGGAGTGATTGCGTTAACATAATAACTAAAATCACAATATAATGGTGTTGCAGTTTGAGTTGGTGTTGGAGTATATGTAGGTGTTGGCGTATTTGATGGGGTTATTGATAGTGTTGGAGTTTGAGTTGGAGTGTTACTTGGTGTTTGACTTGGTGGGTTTCCACCAGCATCGGCATACGCAGGTAAACGCTTAGTAAATCCAGGTGGGATAATTTTCACATTATAAATCCCCTGACCAATAACATTAAGTCTTGACCCCCCGATTATATTACCCGATTTTTTTCTACTATCAAATCCCATTTATTCTTTTTAAATAAATATTACATTCCGCCAAATAACCAACCATATTTTTGATAATCGTCTCGACTAACTTGTTGGCTGTTAAATTGATTTATTCTATCTTGATAATGTGGGATTACAGGGTTAAAATTGATGTTTTCTTTAATTGATTCATTATTGTTAACGGACCAAGAATCTAACATCGCTTTAGTTTGTTCCGTAACTTTAGTTAATTTTCCAAAAGAAGACTCCGCAACATACGTCGCCATCGCGATTGACATAATTAAATCATCGTGATGTCCTTTTTGGTGGTCAGGTCTACCATTGATATATACAAAGGTGTTCATCTCATTATTTAAACGAGAACTATAAATCCTAAATTTATGTCTCATCGCCTCTTCAAATGAGGCAATAATTTGAACCCTTTTATTATTAAAATTTAATCCCGGAATTTTATCTGCCGCGGCTGGGTCGTATTTCCATTTGTTAGAGACATCAACACCATCAACATATAAATCACGATAATTCATTTCTTGGAGTTTTCTTGAAGTTGCAACACCCATACCACCTGTAATATCGATAACGACAAAACAAGAATATATAACAGCCCATTTATGACAAATTTCAGCCATAGTATCGGGTGGTAATTTACCAACATATTCAGCAACTTGTTCTCTTTCATCAAAATCAACAATTTGAAATGAACTAAAATCTTCAGAATCCCCACGGGAAACGTCGACACCCATAATGTATTTATGTCCAACAACCGGTTCCTTCCAAATCCAAAGAGCATTCCCCATCAATTTGTTAATAGGTTCTTGGATTTGATTTTCACGAATATCTTGCATCATAAGAGAATCAAATACGTTATCTCCGGAACCTAAAAAGTTACATTCTAACTCCTGAGAAACCTTACGTTTATCGTATTTTAATTTCTTAACCATCGCCTCAAACCAAGATGAACAAGGTTTGTATCCGTCATTCATTAATAATTTAACATCATCAAAGTTTCGAGCGTCATATGATTTACTACCCCAATCAATAAATCCATTAGGGTCATATTCCTCTTTGTTTAACAAATAATGAATAATGTTATCTGTTTTAACAAAAAATAAATCTTTGGTGTATCTTGGGTCTCGATACCAAAACATTTCCGTAATTTTGAAGTCATTCATATTACGTAACGCTTGGTCGTATATTTCATAGTAAATTGCGTCATAACCGTTAGGTGTTGAAACCACAATTACTTTACCCCCCGTAGATAGGGACGCCATACAGGCAGACCAGAAATCACTATCTGCCTCAATAAACGCCGCCTCATCAAATACAAGTATGGTTGGTGTAAATCCACGCAAGGCATCCTTAGATGTTGCAACGGCTTTAACCTCACATCCGTTTGTTAACTTATAATGTTTTTGGGAATTTTTTGCTTTATCAAAATCTACACCTGTCCAAGACGGCCATTGACCAACGAACGCTTTTATCTTGTTCGCCATCTCCAATGAAGTATCCAACTTATTGGCGATAATTAATATTTTTTCGGGAGTTTCTTTTCTTGCGAATACAAGTTTTTTAGACATCCAAGCCGCGGTAACTGTTGATACCCCGGCCTGTCTGTATTTTAATGCTATATTCTCATTGTATTCTTCGTAGTCATTCAGTAATGTTAACTGGTCCGGAAAAAGTTCCAATGGAACATATTTTTTAACGGTGTTATCATAAGTTTCTAAATACGTCTTAAGTGCGTATTCAATATCTCTACTACATTTTACGTATTCTATTAATACTTGTTCTTTTGTTAAATTCGACATACATACTGTTGTCGGTAATTTTTAGAATCCTAACGAAGATAAATCAATATCATCTAAGTCATCTAAGTCATCAAATCCGTAATCACCATAATTTTCACTATCGTCTTCATCATCTTCGTCATCAGACATTTTTGATTCATACTCGTGGTTTTTAAGGATTTCAACGATTTCTGCAACCATTCTATTTATTACCTCTTTTGCTTCAGGTTTATCAGCCATAATGGCTTTCGCTAATACAATAAAATCTTTCGCCTCTAATTGAGACAATTTCATAAATAAGTATTGTTGAAGGTGTCTTTGGTCGTCTTCATATAATTTATCAGGCCAAGAATCTCTGAATTTTTCCCAAAATATTGGACCTAATCTTGAATCCCATATTTCTGCTGGTAATGTATCCTCAGCACCGACAACCATACTTCTTTGAACAGGGTCGTTTGGTAATCCTTGGTCACCATATAATGAATAAATACCTTTAACTATTTCGTGAACTAATAAAGGGAATGTAAATGCTTTCGCTTTAATTGTTGGTGGGTCAGTTTCAGGGTCAGATTCTGATTGTCCCATTTGACCACCTCCACCACCGGCCATATTTTCCATATCCGGATATAACCAATATAAGTGTTCCATCAATGATTGTGTAACACCATATAGGTTTAGTAAGTTTGGACTTAATCTATTTATCTCGTCACTAACTAATGTATACATATGTCCACCTTTAAATGCCGCTCCTTGAACTAATGAATTAATCATTCTTCTTTTTGCTTTCTCTAAATTGAATTTTTCCATAGAATCCATAAAGTCTTCTATTTCTTCTTGGTGTTCTTCGCTTTCTTTGAATGCTTCTTCGACATCTTCTTCGTCCGGTTGTTCCGGTTGTGTTTGCATTCCTTCAGACGCTCCCATTGGTCCATTAACTAATTCAACCTCAAACTGTAATTGACCTTCAGGAATACCTAATTCTTTTTTAACTAAATCAACTGCCAAGTTTTCAAGATATTCTTTGTTTTGAACTTCAACTCTTTTAATTTGTTGTAAACTACCCATTACAGAACTCATTAGTCCCATCATTGGATTATTTCCCTGAATTGGTGTAGTATCACCTAAAAATCTTCTTACTTTGTCTACAGAGTCTTTAAATCGTTGAGAGGTAATCATTTCAATGAAATCTCTATCACCATCTTGTGGTAATGCTGGATGTTCTTTATATGGGGTTTCTCTTTGATTAATTTGTCTTTCAATACCCGGTTCCATTCTTTCAGGACCATCATAACTAACAGGAGCCTCATTTAAACGACGATTAATTTCGTTCAACATAGTTGTTTGATTATTGGTTAACCCTTCATTAACTAATTTTTTATCTAAGTCACTTTTGGCTTTCAATATTTTTTCCATTTTTAAATTTACGCTCATAATTATTTTGTTTTAAGTCCTAACTGATTGAATTTTAAAAAACTTGGTAATTCTCTTTTAATTGCTTTTGGAGCACCTTGTTTACTTGGGTCCGGAGCAAAAGGATGTTTTGGTTTTGTTCCCGGATTAACTTTTGGTTTTGCCGGTGCAGTTTTTGTATCCTCATCCATCACTCTTTTTTTTGCTTTAGGAGCTCCTTTTTTATCAGGGTCCGGTTGGAATGGATGTTTTGGTTTTGTACCAGGACTAACCTTTGGTTTCGCCGGAGCTGTCTTTGTGTCTCCTTCTAAAAGATTATTAAAATCTTTTTTAGACATTTTTGGTGTAATGTGTTTTTCTACAAGTCTCATAATTTCTTTTTCAATTTTACTTTCTCCCATAGTAACACTTGGTTTTACCTGACTTAATTTGGATTGAGCAATTTTATTTAAAGCCCCACCAACCATATCATCATAACCTTCTTTGGTTTCTTTTTTCTTTTCAGGAAGTTTGGCAAAGTTAGTCTTTTCAGCAAACTCATCAGCCATTTTACACCATTTTTTTTGTTCTTTTGTTTTTCCATCACCACATTTAGCGAAGAAATATTTTTGTTGTTTTTTTGATTCAAATTTTTCATCAATTTCTTTTTCTTCAAACATACCCATACCGTCCTCAGTCGCGTCAGGGTCTTGGACAACATTTAAAGTATTGTCTTGTTCGTTAGGGGTTGCAAGAATAGTCCCATCAGGATTTTTCTTTACATTATACCCTTTAGGTGTTGCAGGTAAATTACCACCTTTATCACCAACTTTATATCCTGTTTTAGCAGGTTCAGTTACCGTACTAACTTGTTCTTGTAATTTACTGAACAACACATCAACCTGACTATCAGTCATTTTATTTAGAGTAGACGCTTTAATTCCCTCCTTCACTAGTTTTAATTTTTTTTGATTAGTGTTCATATTCGATTTTTTTTTCAAACTCTAATACGATATCTCTTTCGTATAATTTATCTTTGACTGATTGTTCTGTTTCTCCAAACTTAAACACCAATCTTCTTTGACGTGTGAAATCAACGTCTTCACTTTCGTTTTCCCAACATAATGCGATTATATCATCCATTGAATCTATCATCGAAAAATAGTCAGAGTTTTGAATTACTGACATTGTGATTTGGTCATTCTTCAAAACTCCTACTGTTTTTATGTGTTCTATGTCCGGTGGGAGTGGGTAACCGTTAGACGGTTTTGATTCCCAAGATTCACCCCAAACGTCTTCTGAACTATCCGAGAAAATAAATTCATATATGTTATCACCTTTATAATTAGGACCTAATTCATTAACATATATTAAATAACTCATTATATAACCTGACCTTTTGTATTAACTCTTAATTGTTTGTCATTCATTTCAAATACTAAATTTTGTCTGTTTGTTTTACCAACCAACTTAGCGTTTGGATATTTTTCCATTAATTTTCTAGCACCAACTTCTTGAGAGATACTTTCAGACAATTGTTTTATTTTATTAATTTTAGCTTTTTTATTTTCAGTTACTAATTTAGATTGTCTTTTTTTAGATTCTAATAATTGTTGTTCTTTATCGTTCAATTTAAAATAACCTTCTATAATTTTATCAACTTTAGATTCAGTAAAAATTCCTTCAATCATATCTTCAATGTGACCTGAGTGTTTAGAGTCAATATCAGGATGATTTAAACTTCTATGTTTTGGGTGTCTTGGTTTAAAATCAAAATCTTTTTCTAAATTAATTTCACTAAATTCGTCATCATCAAAATCTCTGAATCTTGATTTCATTTCAAAATCATCAAAACCTTCACCCATTTCTCCTTCAGGGGCAACCGGTTCTTCATCTCCCATTTCGTCACCAAAATCAGCTTCATTATCACCCATATCATCAGGGTTAAAATCTCCCATACCTTCATCTTCAGTACCTTCAATTTTATTAACAATTTCTTCTTTGTCTTCATCATCAATAGATTCTAAATCTATTGCGGACAAAATTGAGTTAATAACATATTTTGAATCTTTAGATGTCATATCTTGACCTTCTTCTGTTTCTTGGAACGCTCTTAATTTTTGAGCTAATTTACCTGTCAATTTTTGAATAGATTTTAAAGTAACTTCTTCATTGTTGTCGTCATCTTCCATATCATCACCTAAATCCATATCTTCAGGTGCCGGTTCTGACATCTCTTCAGGTGCCGGAGCGGGTGCCGGAGCAGGAGCGGGTGCCGGAGCAGGAGCCGCAGATGGAGCGGGTGCCGGAGCAACTTGTTCGTCAGTTTCCCCACCTTTCATTTTTAAAATGTATTTGGTTGCATCGTTTTCACTTTCATAAAATAAATTAACGTTTTTCTCACTACCTTCGTTAACGTTAACTTCTTTAGCAACTAGGTTAAGACGTTTCAACGCTTGAGAATATGAAGAATAATATTTTCTATTTTTCATAGGCTCCATATAATCGAACTCATTAGCTGATTCATTTATACTACTTTTAAGTACGTAACCATTTCTTTCCTTATCAATTTTATAAGTTCTACCGTTCGCTAAAACTTTAGTATATTCTGTAGATTTATCTTCATTAATAGGGTTTGGAATATTCTCCTTATATCTAGCGATTTCCATGATACGTTGAACTTTTTCCATTCCTTGTAGTTTTTCGCTACCAACCGGTTTTAAATTGTTTCCCATTTTATGTGTTTTTGTTTGGAATTATTTTATATATAAATATGTTCAGAATTAAAAATGTTATAATTCTGTCGTTATTTCTACTAATTAATTGATTTTTCTTTCAAAGAAAGTTTATTGTCTTGGTATTCATTTTGAAAATCAAAAAGTTTTTGAATGTACCCATTTCTTCTCAAAACTTTGAATACTAAATTTTCATCAGACATTTCACCACCATCTTCTAATCCGGCAGTTCTATATTTTTTTAATTTATCCTTAACCTTATTGATACTCTCAACTCCGGACTGTAATGGTTCTTCTTTTACGTCATCAATAACCTCATCAATTGTTTTCATCCAATGTTCAGATTTGGTTTTAATTAAGTTAGTGTCAATCTCAACATTTTCTTTTGACGGTTTGGTTTTCCATTCATTAAATAAAACTGAATATTCCCCACTACTAAAATGAGATTCAACTTCGTCTTGGACATAAAGTTCTACATCATAACCATAGATTTTGATGTTGTGTTTGTCGTTAAATAAAGTTTTTTTTAATTTGAAGAGTTCCTCATATAATGGGAGTTCTTTTTCTGAGAATTGTTCAAAGTCGGCAATTAAGTGTAAATCAACATCAGAATATTTGGACCAATTGTAATTGGCTAATGAACCCGTCATTACAACATCGGATATAATAACATCAACCCCTAAGAATTCTATGAACTCATAGGCGATTTCTAATAGACGTTCTCTAACCTTAGGAACCATCACTTCAACCTGACCTTTTGGGTCGGACATATCACGTTCATTAGGTAATTCCCAAATCTTAGGATTTAGTTCATCCTGTAAATGAAAGCTAGATAATATACTTTTTAGATTACTCATTAACTATAAATACTTAAATATCTATAATTGTTAAAGTTTTTTGTGTTTGTATGTTTTAACTATTTTTGTTGAGAAGAATTTCCCTTGAGATTCCGCCATTCTGAATTGAGTATATACTTGGTGAGGAACCTCATCATACTCGTATTTTTGTCCATTATTAAACTCAACTAACATTACTTTAGTTTCAGTATCGTATTCTGTTTTTTTAACATTTGACGATTGGATTTCATTAATTATCTTCGTCCCTTGAATTGTTTCTTTTAATATTGCCATCTCTTAAAGGTGTTTCTAAATCTATATGTTTTAATTTACTATGAATGTAATCAGTAAATTCGTCAGAGTCAATATCACCAAAATAAGTTTTCATCTCAGTTTTTAAGTCAGTCACTAAATTAGATATTTTTTGATAGTAATTCATAATATCCTGAGGATAATACGGGGGTTTCTCCAATTGTTCTTGAGTCCAACCCTCTCTTTGGAAGGCGTGACGAATTTTTCTGTAGACATCAGTTAATTCAGATTCCGGATGAACCAAGTCCATATATTTTTTCCAAGCGGGTCTTTTTTCCATATTGATAAATATAATTAAAATTTGTTTTGTCCATCCAATTATTTGTATTACTTTTGTAGAATCATTTGAAAAAGTGAAAATAATCCTTATACTTAATTAAAACAAATAAATTATGACAGAATCTATGGATGGTGGAAGTAATGGTGGTAATAAAGCAGTTAAGACTGACTCATCAACACCCGTATT